TCCAGCGCGAGGACGGCTTCGATGTCGGTCGCCGCCTTGATCTCCACGTTGATCATCGTCTTGATCATGCGTTCACCTGCGCTTCCGGTGCCGCCACTTCCACCTGCTCCACAAACGGGAGCGGCTGCTGTGCGGCGTCGAACTTGCGCTGCTTCTCGGCCGCGATGCGCTTGCGCTCGTCTTCCTGCATCTGGCGCATGGCGAACACAAACACGTTGCGCACATCGCAGGCGAACTCCTTGCGCGTGCGGAGCTGGCGAAGCTTGATCTTGCCGGACTTAGTCAGCGTGACGACGACGAGTTTGCCGTCGCAATTAACGACGCGCTGTGTGTCGCGCTTTAATCTTGTAATTTTCATCGCGGTCCTTTCTTGGTGCATCCACTTTTTTTGCTTCGCCAGCGCGCGTCTTCACCAGCTCGAAGCTGTACATGCGCAGCATTTGATGGCTTGTCCAGTTGGGCAGGCCCATCTCGCGCATGCCGCTGTCGAACTCGGTTACGAAGTCCACGTTGCTGTTGTAGCCGAGCGCGCGAATGGACTGCGACCGAAGGTCGCGTACGCGAACGCCAACCACGCCAGTGATGATGGCCTCGGTGAACGGACGCCAGATGTTCTGGCCGCACACGTAGTACCACCCCTGCGGCAGGACGTGGCCGGCCGGCTTGAGCATGCTGAATATGTCGCCTGTCTCAAGGCGTGTCTCGCTCTCGATCGGCAAGACGAAGCGCGTCTTGGTGCGGTCCATCACCTTGTCGGCGAGCCGTTCCGTCATCCGAATTGTCTTTCGTGTCATCCTTGCCATACTGCGCTATCCTTTCGTCGTGCGCGTTTTGGTTTTGTACTTGAGCAGAGAAAGCAAGCCGCGCTCGATCGCATGCTTCGCTCCGCATTCGCAGTTGTGGATGATGCGACGATTGAAGTGGGCGACGGCGTACGCATCGACTGCATGCACCGTGCCGCACTTCTCGCATGTCCAGTTGTCGCCGAGATTAACCCGCTTTGTCAGACGCCTTGGCATCGACCATTCCTTTCGCTCTCAGCGTTTCGGTAGTGAATGTGAACTTGCGTCTCATCTCCTGCTCGATTTCGCCAGCGCGCTTCAGCGCCTTCGCTGATGCGTCGATCATCGCGTCCATCTCTGCGGCCATCTTGACGGCCTCCAGCGTCGGCTCGATGATGTTGTGAACCTGCATCTTCTGCCGGTTGCGCGTCTCGACGTCTGTCACCCAGCACTCTTTGCCGTCGTCCAGTATGCTTGTGACGCACACGTTGCGCGACTTTCCGTTGTAGTGCATGACCAGCCCGAACACTTTCCCGAACTTCTCCTTGAGCGATTTGTCGATCCACGCCTTGGCCTCTTCGACGTTTTTGAATCCCGTCTTCTTCGCGCTGACGTTCACAGCGCCGTCCTCGGTCACCGCAAAGCTCGCGGTGTAATCGTTCCACGTAATGACGTGGCCGTTATGCCTGACTACGAACCCATAATCCATACCACCTCCTTGATTCACCACACCAGTATTGAACAATCTCCCGACACGTTTGTCAAGGGTTTCCATCGCTACACGTTCAGTTTTTTCACGCCCCACGCGACCGCTTCGGCATGCGTCTCGAAGTAGATGTCGAGCCTGCGCTTCGGGTTGCGCATCGTGCCGAACCACTTCTCGCTTCCGCGATCCTCGATCACCACTTCGCCGTACCCCTCGACGTACAGCTTGGTGCCGAACGGCAGACAGTTGGCGGCGGCGTGTCCAACGCGAACGCGCTTTCCGCTCGCTGTGATGCCCATCCCGTAGTCTGTGCAAACAGCGCATGCGCAGTAAGCTGTCACAGTCCACACTTCGGAGCGAGCGGTAAGGCACGACGACAGGATCAACCCCGCCGTCAGCGCCGTGAACAGTATCCGCATTGCATGTGTCATGTTTTCCCCCATTCGTCGATCATCTTCGCAACGTTATCGCGACGCTTTGACAGCTCGCGCACCACGTCGGACTGCCGACGCGCAAACGACACGCGCTTGTGCAACTCTTCCATCGCTTCATCGACGTCCGCAACAAGCGTGCGGTGCAGTTGCTTCGCGTGCTCCAGACCCATATCGCCACTCATGCGTCCTCCTTGTGTTTCTCCTCAATGAACCCGCCGTCTTTCAACCCTCGCGCATACGCGTCGCGCACGGTCTCGCCGTCATTGATCTCGATGGCGCGCGCCCAATCACCCGACTTGCGCACACAATGCGGCAGGTGCAGGCGCACAGCCTTCTCGGTGCCGATGGCCAACGTGACGACGGTGAGCTTGTCGCCATTGCCGACAGCCTCGGCCCAACGTTTCGCGGTGTAGATCACGGCTTCACCACCTTATTTAGCCGCTCGATGGCGGCAGTTGCCTGTTCTGAATTGATTCGCGCCTCGTTCAAAATGCGCTCCACTCCCACAACCATCGGCATCACCCCATCCACGGCCTCGCGCAGGAGGCGGAGTTGCTCGTTTGCTTCACCCTCGCTTACAACAAGTCGGCGTATTGCCATGGCAGAATCAGAGAGCTTGCCATCCAACTCCGCGACCCGCGCCTGTGCGGCGGCGAGTTAGTCTGCCATCGCTTTGCAATTTGTGCAGTATTCACTCATTCCACGCCCCCTTGTTCATCAAGAAATTCGTCAATAGCCTGTCGCACGCTAACGCGAGCGCAATCGTGGTCGCTTTCGTGTAGCCGCCATCCGCGATGTGTTGTACTCCATCTACAAACAACCTTGCCCGTGTAACGACCAAGCAGTTTTTGCAATTCGTCAATGCGCTCTGTATCTGTTCGTTGTTCACTCATTCCCCGCCTCCTGTTTCAACGCCTTGATTGCCGCGATGTCTGCGTTGCATGGCGGAACGCTTGCCGAATATTCGTATGCGTTTTCCACCCGCGCCAAGAACGGCATGACGCCCCTCACCTTCTCCCTGAGCCTCGCCAGAGCCGCCGTGTCGGGGTGGGGTGTGGTCGCCTGCGCTCCCGCATCAAACCTGCACGAGCTACACAGCCCCGTTTGCACATAGCTGATGTCAGCCGTTGTGATGTGACCGCCACATTTAAAGCACTTCATACCTTCCTCCCACATTCATCTTTCAATGCCTCTATCGCGCCAACCCAATTATCCCTGTCCAGCGTTTCGTACACATCAATCAGCCTACGCGCCGCCTTAACGAGCGCAAACAACCGCGCCTCGCACTCGCTGAGCTTGAGCGTGTCGGGGTGGGGTGTGGTCGCATCCTCGTATGACATAGCGAATATGTCCGGTTTGCACGGATAGATTTCACCCTTCACGCCTTGAATGATGTAGTCGCCATACTCACCGCGCATCACGCCCTCAAGTGTTGCAATGTCGCAACACTTATCCTGTGTGCGAATGGCATCCGCGCTGACTTGATCCATGAACCAATCTGGGCGGCAATCAATGCCGTATCTGAACGCCTCAATCACTACTGGTTTCTTTTTGAATTTCATACCTTTACCTCCATCTGCTTGCGCACATCCTCGCGGGTGATCAACCACTCTGTTCGCAGTAATCCATCTTCGCACCGTTTGGCATAGGCAATGCCCATGCAGTTCTTTTCGATCCAGTCCAGCATCGCGGTGTCGCTTGATGTGTCCAATTCCCCGCAATCACAGCAGTACCGCGTGTTGTCGGTATGGCGAATGATCGCGCCCACACACCGCTTGCAAACGGTGTCGCTGGGGCCGGCGGGGGCGTATTGCCAGATTGATATTTGACCATCTTCACGATCAATGCCGTAGCACTTGGTATTAATCTGATTAGCCGCGCAATCTCCATTTATGTAGCACACGCACCCAGAACAGGCATGGTTCGCCGTCGATATGGATTTCACCACGCTCACCGCCACGATCTTGCGCCCGTTGTACGTCCCCGTCTGCTGGTCGGGGTTGATTACGAGATTGTTCATTTCGCCCCTTTCTTTGCCGCTGTTTCACGAGCAAGCCGCGCCGCCAAGTCTTTACGCACTGGAAGCCACATTTTACACAACTCCCCCATGCCATCGCGCCATGTTTCGATTTTGTACGGACAATGGTTTACGATTTCAGTTGTCAGGCCGGGGAAGGTCGCCAGCCTCCTGCTGTGACGACACTTGCCACACGATGCTGTTAAAAGCAGTTCGGTTAGTTTCATTTCGCCCCTTTCTTTGCGACCCGCCACGCGGCGGGAATCCCGTATTTTTCGGTTCGCTTAGTCACTTTCCATTGCAAAGCGCCGTCCTCCGTAAACCACCTTATCTTGTAAACCACGTGCCATGCCTCGCGGCGGCGCTCAAAGCGTAATCCCCACCCACGCCATTGGATCTCGCGTTCCAGCCCGCCATCGTCAGGCGTCTTGTTTTCCGCTAAATCCATGCAAATTTCGTCAACCAAGTCGTCAATAGCTCCCGTGTTGCCGCCGCATCCGAATCTCCTAAATTGGCGCGGATAGTAGATGACAGCAGGGGCATCAAACTCCCATCCATCATTCCACTGACATCCGCGAAACTCAGACGGAAGTTTTGCCTTGCCGTCAGTTATCGTTTTCATTGGTGGCCTTTCTGTTTATCAACTCCTTATTTTTCGCAAGACGTGATTTCAATTCATCATCCATTTGTATCTTCCCTCGTACTGTCCATTCATAACAGCAATCACTACACGCGCCAGTTACTTTGAAATAATCGCCCTCAATGTTGTACCCCTCTGATTCGCCCATTACCCAATGTCCAGCGCAAGTGATGTATTCAAATAGAGACACTTCAAGCGATTTGCATTTTGGGCAACGAATTGGGCGTATTGTTTTCATTCCCCCTCCACCATCTCAACCGCCACGATGCGGTAGTGTTTGTTGTTGCATCCCAATATCGCCGTGGGTATGGCATCACAGATTGCCTTGAAGTCGCAATTGCTACAGCTCTGCCCATTCTCCTTCACCGCCCACACCCGCACCTTGCCGTTGCAGATCACGAATGACTGCGCCCGGGCGGGGATGAGGGGCTTGTGCGCGGGGCAATCGCAGCCACAGTTGCGCGTTGTAACATTGCCAGCCTCTCCGCCAATTACATGTGGTTGGGGAGCGTTGCACGGAACGTAATGTGTTTTTGCTTCGCCAAGCCACCCGCAGTTCCCGCACGTTTTCGCGCTCATTCTTCCATCCTCACTTCCTCGGTTGTGTGTTCCGTGATCAGCTCGCGAACTTTGAGCGCGATCAGCCCTGCTGTCACGCCGTTGCGCGTCGCCGTTTTCAACACGATAGTCTGGTCGTCCTGCGTGATCAGTATCGAGTACGCCAGCGGCCCAGACGCCGCCGTGCGAATCGTGATGCCGTCGAATCGTGGCATGTTATCCTCCAATGCACAGCGAACAACCAGTGTCGATCGTGTGCGTGTTGTGATGGTTATTGTGAAGCGACGACGCATTGCAAAATTTGCACAGCCGGTAGTGCTTGGTGTAGCACGAGCGGCACACTTCGCCGTCCACGGTGTCGACCGTCACTGCAACTTCGCGACCGCACCACGAGCACTCATCCTTTGAATGGTCAGGCGCGCCGGTACGCTTCTTGAATTTCGCTCTCATAGTGCGCTCCTATTTCGCGTCGCATGCGTCTTGAAAACCCGCGCCGGTCTTGAGATAGCGCGTCACCTTCTCGGCCTTGTCCGCGCTCCACATCCAGCCCACCGTGAGATACTCCTTGATCGACCGCGCTGTGTAGGCACGGGCCTGCCGGCGAGCGTCTTTCAAGTTGCCGTTGATGAAGTTGTCCACCATCTTTTTCACTGCCGTTCCTCCTGCTTTGTGTATTAGCCGTAGCGTTGTGCTACGTTGCCCAGACCGCGCCACTCGGCGGCTACACGTTGCGGTCCTGCGCTCCACGGGGAGCGCGTGTGGTACACTGCGTTGCACTTACACCTTGCGACGCACCTCCGACATCAGCTTGGCCATGAGACCCGCCAGCGAGGCTGAGAACACGGTCTGATCTGCCGACCGCATGTGATGGTGCGTCGCCGCTCTCCTATTTTGCCTTCGTCACGACGCCGCCGACCACCACGACTTCCGCATACCACCGGTGCGGTTGCGGATAGTGCGGACCTTCCATGCAATGCGTGCCGTCCTTGACGACCGGCCCGAACGGACCAGCTTGCCACACTTCCACGCGCTTGCCCGACTTCACGTCTTCGATCATCGCCTTCTTCGTCTGATAGTTTGTCACTGCGTACATGTTACACCTCCGTTTTATGATTGATCGTCACCACCACGCCGCTCGGAATCCACTCGCCGAGGAACTCCTCGAACGTTTCGCTTTCGTCGCGCCTGAACAGCCGGTCGCCATCGCACCACAATTCGTGCGGCGTCAGCCGGTACGGATGACCGTCGATCACCCATTGCACGTCGATGAGGTTGCCTGCGTCGGCGATCTCGATGATCCGCTCGCGCTGGGCCTCGCCTCTACCCATTGTCCGGTCGACACTCATGCCATGCCTGCCTTTCGTTTTGCGATCTTCTCTTTACGCTCGCACTCGACCTGCGCCTTGACCGACTGCCAGAACACATGCGCCAGCGTCAGGCTGTACGATTTCTTGTGGCGCAGGACGCGCGTTTCAAGACGCCCATCTGGCCACACGGTGAGCGCCACCCAATCGCGACCGACTAGGAATTTGCGCGTCCACGGTTTCAAACACTGCCTCATACGGCACCGCCTTTCGTTCGGTATCATGTCGCCGTGACGTCGTGTCACGTTGCCCAGCGTCGCACTCGGAGCCGATACCTTGACGCCCACGCTGGAATTGCACCAGCGTCTCATTGGTCACGCCTGCGCGTCTTCGGGGTGTTGCTCAAGCCACTCGCGCTCGGCGTTGATCACCATCAACCGCGCGGTCAACTCGGCGACGGTGCGAGTGTACTCGACACAGGAATAACCCTTGACGCGCTTGCCGTCTCGGTAGACGTGAATCTTCCAGCGCGCACCGCCGGCGTTTGTGATTTTCGTTGAGAATTTAGGCATACCGCACCGTCCTTCCGTCACGCAAGCTCGCGCGCCAATTCGATGTTCGCGATTGCGATTTCCGTCTTGATTGTTTCCAACTTGGCCTGCTCGCGCTTGGCGACGATCTTCGCCGCGTCAGCGACGATCTTCTGCTCAAACTCGCTGGTGGCAAGCTGAGACATGTGATCACGCATGCGTTGAATGCGCCTCGGTTTTTCTTGATCGTGTGCAAACGCGTATCCTTTTCCGATTGACATGACCTTCTCCTTTTGTTGTTTGACTACAGCGACAACACGTCGATCTTCGTGCCAGCGTCGATAAACGCTTCAGCGATGATGCCAGCCCAATCGGACTCGCTGATGTTTTCGTCGATTGCGCCCACGTCGACCAGCAGGCGTTTCAAGTCGCTCTCGACGATTTCGAGATAATCGTGAGCGCGCTTGGTGGTCATCGTTTCGTTGACGCCATCCGCGCCAGCCACCAGCGGCGACCAACGATTGCAGGTGGACAGGTGGTGCTTCTGCGCAGGCGTGCGATACGCGCCGTCGCAATGTTCAGGCGTCTGAATGTTGCACTCCGCCTTGATCGAGTAGCGGCCAGCCAGCGCGCTATCGTGCGGATAGTTGTGCGGCAGGCGGCTGACATCGATACTGACCCATGTTACCGAATTCTGTTTGTAGGAACGCTTCATGACTGTGCCTTTCGTGATGCAATGTCGCCGCCCAAATTGGGCGTTGCCCGACCGCGCACTCGGAGCCTGCATCGTGCGGTCACCGCCAGCGGCCACCTGCCGCCTGCGGGTATCTGTTTATGTGTACAGCACGCCAGTCGGAAACGCTTCGATGCGGCCCAGCGCGTCCAGAACCTCCGACTCTGTCAGCCATATGCTTCCATCGACCGACTCGTGATGGACGAGTCGGAAAAGCCTGTCTTGATCAGTCTTCGACGCCCACTGCGCGACGCCCATGCGGAACAGTCCGGTGCGGCTGGAAAGCTCGCCGTTGTCTTGAAACGCCACCGCGCCGTATCCATTGGCGAAGCGATACACCGCCAGAAACCCTCCCACCGCCGGCCCACAAATGACGATGCTATTCGGTTTGATTTTGTTGAAGTCCATGACTCGCTCCTGCGCGGGTATACCGCCGCGCTCGGTGTTCACCGCAGTTACCAGTTGTGGCCGACGCCTGTGATCACCAGAACGCGCTCGCAATTCGGGTCGTTCTTGTGGCAAGCCCACACATGACCGACGCCGCAACCCGCCTTGAATCCCTCGGCCACCAGCCGCTCCATCACGTCGGCGCGCGATTGACAGCGGCACAGCATTCTGATCCACGCGCTGTCAACCAAGCCGGTCTTGTTCTCGGCAACATTCAGCCGCGTGTTGTACGCGAACAGCCGCTCGAATTCCTTGCTCCACGCATCCAGCGAAGACGTCAGCACGGCGATTTGATGCTTGTCGAAGCTGATCGACCGCTTCGATGCGGCGTCGGCCATGAGCTCGGCCAGTTCATCCATGCGGTCAGCGATTTCCATCCGGCCTGTGTTGCTGTTGAGTTCCATGATTGCTCTCCTTCGTTTTACGATTTATTGATTACTTCGCTTCGGGCTGAACCAACTTCGCCGCATAGCACCAATTGTGCCGCGCGCCTGCCCATCCACTGCCGCCGACCGCCTTGTCGAGTCTGATCGCGATGTGCGACGCTGGCCAGCACTGACCAGCGCAGTAGCCGGTCACCACTCCGGCACCATCCGGCGTGATCACTCGCATACCCGATTTTGCATCGCCCTTCTTCATACCGAGCCACCCTTCGTTTTACAGTTCGTTGATCATTTCGTCGATGCTGTTGCGGATTTCTTCGATGGTGCCGTCCATTAAACGCTCCATCACCACATCGCCGTCCATGATGTATTTCGTCCGCTTCGCACAGGCTTCGTCCATCATCTTTTTAGCTTCGAATATCGCACGCTTTGTGAGTATGTTCACGGTTGCTCCCTTGCGCTTTACGCGCGTTTTGACGTTTTAGTGCTGAATGAATGCGACAAACTTTTCAGTTTGGCATATCGTGCAGGACGAACCACAAACCTTTTCCGTGTCACCCTTGCGGCATGGGCACACCGGAACGCCTTGCGCTTGCGCTTGTGCTATGATCGTTTCCGCCTTGCCGTAATTGCGACACCCGTCAGGTAGAAACGAAGAGACAAGATTAAAATTCGACAATGCGCATATCGCCGCAAAATCGAACATTGCCGCTGTTTTCGTGTAAGCGTAGAATTTGACGGCAGGCAACGATTTCACAATGTCAGCCCAAAAACCGATATACGCTTGATCGAAGAAATCGCCGCTTTCGTGAATGCGTACAGCCTGAATTTTTTGACGTGTAATCTGCGCGACAATCGCCGCTTTTAACGCTTCCTTGCGCTCTACGTAAGGCGACAAGTTGCGCGCGCGGCCAAGCTTCACACTGGGGCGGAATGCTTCGGCCTTGCGAGCGTAGCAAGTCTTAGCGCATTCGGCACAATTCGGGCATGTTTTGACGGCTGGAAGTGACCATATGCCGATGGTGTCGGCAAGCTTTTTGTTGCCGCGCGCGAGACGGTTTCCAATGGGTAATTCGTTCATAGCACACCTCTTTTTTGCCGTCTATCGCCGTCGCCGTTTTGGTGACGTTGCCCGATTACACACTAGGAGTTGACGGCTTGTAATCATCCGCTTATAAGGTTCATTTGTATAGCGCTAAGTTCTAGGCTTGCGGTTCTACCGTCACGTCAACCGTATGGCGCGCGGCGATTTTCGCAAGCTACTAGCGTTTCAGTTGTTCGCCGCAAGTCGCGACGATCTTTAAACGCAAAGCGCTATGAGACATGGAAACACTCATGCAATTGCCAAGTGAGAGACCGGCCATCGGCGAAGTCTTCACCGTGTCACTGCTATATGTTTCGTATCTCATGCTGATAGGTTCGCATATCGCCGCGCGTGTGTCTACTAAAATCGCACACTTTTTCGTGTTTATTTTCGATGCGTGTTTCACTCAATGTTCATGCGGGTTGCGCGCGTGTGATGCTCGATGCGATGCGTTCTTTTATCGTGCATCGCGCGTGGATATGCATCGCGATTGCGCGCGTGTTCGCGGCGTGCGACCGGCGCGATGACGGCAGCGTGATTAATAAGTGAGTGCTCACTCATTAATTCGCGATGACGATGCGCGATGTATGCGCATATCAACATGTCATGATATCTTGACATGTCGAGCGTCGGGTCTCGCCGTAAATGACACGCGATTGGTGTCATTATCGCAGCGCGCGATGACGATGCGGCGACGATGCGCACACGCGACGACAGCCGCGCGTAAATGACACCAAGTTGGTGGCAATTTCACCAGGTCGCGACCCCGGCACCGGCGCGATGACGATGCGATGCGATGCGATGACAGCCGCGCGATGGACACGCGCGCATCACCGGCACCGGCGCGCGATACCGTGCGATGGAATCGACCAGCAGTGCGATGCAGGCGCGCCGTCATGCGTCATCGATCACGCGCGCACACGCACACACACGCGCGCTCGCATCGTGAATCGAACGTCAACTCAACGTGCGCGCAGGTCGCGATCGCGTCGACCCCGTATGCCCCCGTCGCGTGTTTTCGACCCCCACCCCCGCGCGGTGTGATGGAGCCGCATCTAAAAATTATCTCGTGTAGATCGTCTTGAACGCTCGTTCAATCATCTCGTGTATCGTGCTGTGCTGCTGCGTGTAGCGCGACGAGGCGCGTCTCGAGATGCGGTTGGTTCGGCCGGCTGGCACCGCGTGTCACGGATCGGACTCGGCGGAGGCTTGGATCATGTGGGATCGTCTCGCGCGACGTTCGATGTGCTTGCACAGCGTACGTCGACTGCGACGGAAGACTACTTGGTCGTGAAGCACGACGCACATGTATCATTCGGCAGGGCCTCATGATACTACATCGGGTGCGTTTTGTCAAGACGAAACGTGCTGTACAAATTTGAACAACGCGTGGTCAGCCTAGGGCCGCAACGACTTGTGACGCGAAGATTTTTATTACCGACGACTAATAATCGGCTCGCGAGTGACACTATTTTGAGCCAAATACGTGTCAGGATTCGGCGCAAAACGCTTTTGCGTCTCACGAAACGCTTACCGGCGAGACTCTACGCGCGATTCGATTACGTTTTTAGCCTGACAATAGGCCATTGAGCATCCGAACAGGCAGCAGTGGACCTATTCTGGACAATTACATGGTCAAAAGGCATGCAAGTGCCTGACATATGCCTGCTTGTGTCGGACATTCTGTCAGGGAAATGTACCTCTTTTACTGACTGAACCATCACAAGCCCTCTTTTGCAGACACTTACGTCGATGTTATCGATTTAATGCACAAATATGCTTATTCAGTTGACATAATCGTGCAAATGTGCTATGATGCGCGTCGAAATGGTAATTTTATGGAGGTGTTTGCGATGAGAAACGAAGACACGATTATCGGTCAAATCACGCGCGATCCACTCATGCATCGCAATGCACCGCTCGAGCCGATTGACCGCGAGCAGCGAGCAGTTGCGCAGTATCCAGACCAGCCGTTCTTCGCGTACGGCATGTTCGCTCGCGTCTGGGTGCCGGGGCTCGCCGGATATGCGATGGTTGAGGCGCGTCTGCAGGCGATGACCGTCGAAGCGCGAGAGTATAGGGTGGTCTACTGGCAAGACGGAGAGCGCAAGTCCGTCTGGGTGTCCGAACATGAACTGCAATCCGTCAAACCGTAAGGAGCCGTATGCCCGACAAAGAAGTATTCGGTGAAGGTGACATCGTTGAGGCGCTCGAGCCTAAAATTCTGCGCGGCCGGCGCGGGATCGTGACGAAGATCGACTCGCGTCACTCGAAATGGATGGCGGACTTCGTGCCGGTGATGTTTAACGACACGTCGTCCGCTCACTGGATGAAGCGCGGCACGATCAAAAACCTTTGGAGGCCGAAATGATCGAGCATGCTTCTGCGCTCGAGTCGAAACCGGCGAGCACTCCCAAAAAGCCACGCTCGCTTACGCCGGAGCAAAAACGAGCGGCGGCTGCGCGTTGTGCGAGGTGGGCGTCGGAAAACAGAGACAAACTGAACGCTTCCGCGCGCAAATACAGGGCGCGAAGATATGCCAAAGAAGGCAGGTGGATGGACAACGGGCCGAAGTCGAAAGCTCTCAAAGCGTGGATGATCGAGCTTAAATCAAAACCATGCGCCGACTGCGGCGGAGTGTTTCCGGTGTGTTGCATGGATTTCGACCATCGCGACGGAACAACGAAGCGATTCAACATCGGGAGCATGTTTGCCCATCACTACGGCCGCGAGCTCATCGAGTCTGAGTTGGACAAGTGCGAGTTGGTTTGCGCCAACTGTCACAGAGTAAGAACACGCAACAGGAGAACTGGAAGTGGAAACAAACATCAATCAGCCTGAATTCGTCGGGTTCCCCAAGATAGCCAGACTGTCGAGGGAAATCATAATCACAGAAAAAATCGACGGCACCTCGGCTCAAGTTTTGATTGGAGCAGACGGCTCTATGTCGTTCGGTTCCCGCACGCGATGGCTATCCATCGGCAACGACAACTTCGGGTTTGCCGCGTGGTGTGAATCCCATCGCGACGAGCTGTCGAAGCTTGGCGTCGGCCGACACTACGGCGAGTGGTGGGGCTCCGGCATCCAGAGAGGATACGGCCTGAAGGAGAAGCGCTTCAGCCTGTTCAACACCGCGCGGTGGCACCTCGCTGGCGCGCAGCCGCACGTCGTGTCGACGCCGAACCCACATGAGGTGATCATGTCGACGGAGCTTCCCGCGTGCGTGCATCTGGTGCCTGTGCTGTATCAAGGCATGTTCACCACCGACGCCGTCGATTCGGCGCTCAATGATCTTCGACAGCTCGGAAGTTGTGCGGCTTCGGGGTTTATGAATCCCGAGGGCGTGGTTGTGTTCCACACCGCGTCGCGTACGATGTTCAAGAAGACGCTCGAGCACGACGAGTCGCCGAAGGGCAAGGTGCCCAATGCCTGACGTTCCCAAGCCGGTCGACATCGCGAAGTGCATTCAAGACAAGGCGGAGAACCGCGAGCTGCTGCGCTGCACCTGCGAGCATGTGGCGTACAGGATCGACCTGTGCGTCCACCGCAAGGCGAAGTGCGAGTTCTTGGCCGCGCAGGCGAAAGACTCTCGGCACCGCGAGCAGTTCCTGTACCGCGCCGGACTCGCGGACCTGGCCATTCTGAAGTGGCGCGCGAAGGCGAGCCGGTACCGCGCCGAGATGAGTCGTCTGGATTTTGACATCATGAAACTGAAAGGAGCCGCGATATGAGCATGGTCAGGTCGGAAAAGCTGCTGGTGCGCGTTGATCGTGATGCGTTCAATTTCAACGGCGTGTCGATATATCTCGCGAAGCGCATCGTCGACTGCGGCGTCGAGACAGTCGCCATCGTGCAGCCGATGTTGATGGAGGTCGTTAAAGACCCGCGCGACTGCGGAACGCGCAAACCTCCGGCTATCGAGATGACGAACGAGGACGCGCAGCGCTTGATGGATGAGTTGTACAATGCCGGCATCCGGCCGACGGAAGGCGTCGGGAGTCCGGGGCAGGTGAAGGCGCTGCAGGATCATCTGGCCGACATGCGCAAAATCGTGTTCGAGAGCATTGTTGAGTTCGACCCAAACAGGAAACAGGCATGAGCGACGATCTTTGGCCGGCCGAGTCCGAGCGCGATGCGCAGTCCAACCTTCCAGTGCGCAGGGTGTACCGGCCGGAGGAGACCGCATATCGATTCCACGAGAGTCGCGCCGAGAAGCGCATCATCATGGGGCCGGTGGGGTCCGGCAAGAGCGTGACCTGCGTGCAGGACATCCTGCGCATGGCGCGAGAGCAGGAGCCCAGTATCGACGGCACGCGCAGCACGCGGTTCTTGGTGGCCCGTAACACCGACATCACTCTCAAGCGCACGACGATCGCGACGTGGACGCAGTGGGCGCGGTTCGGTAAGATGATCATGACGCCGCCTATCCGCTGGGAGTATCGCGGTGCCGATCCGTTCGGCGGCTCCAACCCGCTGGACATCATCGTATACTTCGTCGGCCTCGAGGGAGCTGACGCGATAGAGAAGCTCAAGTCGTTCGAGGTGACCGCCGTGTACCTGAACGAAGTCGACCAGCTCACGAGAGACATCTTCGACGAGGCGTCATCCCGCTCCGGCCGGTGGCCTGATCGAAAGAGTTGTCCAACCGGCCCGACACAGTCCGGCTTGATTGCCGACTCGAACGCCATCGACACCGACCACTGGCTGTACAAGATGATCGAGATCGAGAAGCCGGAGGATACCGAGCTGTTCCGCCATCCGCCGGCCATGCTGTGGAACGGATACGATTGGGTGATCAACCCGAAGGCTGAGAACATCGACAACCTGCCCAAGGGTGCCGAGTACTACAAGGACATGATCAAAGGCAAGACGAAGGATTGGATCAGGGTCTACGTGTGCGGCGAATACGGCAGCGCCCGACGCGACAAGCCTGTGTATCCCGAGTACGACGACGCGATCCACTGCTCGAAGAGCGTGCTCAAGCTGCTGCGCGGATTGCCGCTCGTGATGGGCATGGACTTCGGGCTCAACCCGACGGCCGCGTTTGCGCAGGTCATGCCGCACACCGGTCAGGTCCGATTCATCGACGAGCTGATTTCTGATGGGATCGGAATGGAGCAATTCTGCAGGGATATGCTCCGGCCGCTCCTGTCATCCACGTATGCAGGAATCCCTCTGCATGTGATTGGTGACCCATCTGGATCATCAAGGTCAGCTCTTGACAGCACGCGGAGCGTGTTCTCCGTGCTCGAGCGGTACGGGATCAAGGCGAAGCCGAGCCACATGATCCACATCGAGCCGCGCATCGAGGCTGTGAAGCGCCTGCTGATCACGCCGTGCTACGTCCACGAGGACGAGGTGAAAAACCAGCGCCTGTTTCTCATGAGCCCGAAGTGCGTGTTCATGCGCAAGGGGTTCATCGAGCGGTATCGGTACGCGAAGACGAATCAGTCAGACTCGGCGCTGTACACGACGAACATCGCCGATGACATCACCACGCACGTCCACGATTGCGTGCAGTATGTGGCCGGCGACTACGGGCTCAAACTGAATGTAAAAGCGGCCGGAGGGTATGGCGGAGGAGAACAGCAGCGGCCGCGCTCCACGCGAAAGACTTACACGTATGTTTAACGGGCGGGTAGCTCAACTGGATAGAGCGTCACTCTGATACGGTGATGGTTGTGTGTTCGAATCGCACCCCGCCCACCACGCCGCGCATAGGTTAAAAATGGTAAACCGTTTGGCGCGCATGAGGAAAATCAACTCAAGCTGCGAGCCAAGTTCAGTGCAGGTTCGAGTCCTGCTGCGCGACTCCATTTCACGCTTGCCGTAGCTCAATTGGATAGAGCGCCGTACTGTGAATTCGGCGGTTGCGGGTTCGAATCCCGCCGGCATGCCCAGCAATGGATACTCGATTGGTGTCATTTATTTTGAATTTGTCATTGACATTTGCGAGCGTGTGTGTTACAGTGTGCGCTGTGATGGTATCTCACCTGCCACGAGTAGGAGGAGCTGGTTGCGCGCTCGGCGGCGTGACCCAATTTATATCGCGGGATAGTTCAGCCAGTTAGAACGCAGGATTCATAATCCTGAGGCCGTCGGTGCGATCCCGACTCCCGCTACCAGTTAAGGATGTGCGATGGATACAATGATGATGGGGTCGCAGGTCGACGCGCAGAAAGATGCGCATGACCAGATGGTGCGCGAGGCGGAAGCCGCCGCCACCGAGAAGCTGACTCCCGCGCAAGTGGTGAGCTCGCTGCTCAATCATGTCACCGGCTGTTACTCCGAAGCCGAGCAGGCGAAGCAGGCCAGCGGTGTCTCCGCTGAACTGGCCGATTCTCTGCGTCGCAGGAACGGTGAGTACACGGCGAAAGAGCTCGCGGCGTTCGACGCCGAGGGGCAGGTCGTCGTCTGGAACGGCAAGAGCGAGACGAAGTGCGTGAATGGCGAGGCGTGGGGCAACGACATCATGGACAGCGTCGGCGACCAGTACTTCGTGATGAACCCGTCGCCGCGCCCTGACCTCACGAAGGAGGTCGAGACCACTGTGGCCAAGCGGCTGCTCGATGAAGTGCAGCGCGAGGTGCTCGTCAATCCCGTCATCGACATCCAGAAAATGATGACGCTTCGGCGCAAGTTCGTGCAGGAAGAGAACGAGATCGTGATGGCCGAAGCCAACGAGAAGACCGATGCGCTGCGTCGGGCGGTGTGCGACGTGCTGGCGGAGATTGAGTTCAGCGCGGCCAAGAAGGCGATGCTCTCCGATGCGATCACCTTCGGTACAGGATTTTTGAAGGGGCCGATTGTGTTTCCGGCGCGGAAAGGCGAGTGGAGGGAGAATCAATATTTCATCAACAATAAAAAAATCTCCATCTCCGTTTCCAATCCGCACCCTATGGACATATTCCCAGCCCCGTCTTCTTCGAAACTGAGCGACGGCTACGTTTGCGAGCGCGTGCGGACATCGGTGTTCCTCGCGCAAAACATGCTGGTCGCTCCGGGGTACATCAAGGAGAACGTTCGCGAGGCGATCAAGGATTTCCATTCGACCACCGTGTCGAACGTCGACGACCCGCAGCGGACTCTGGCCGAGAACAAGCCGGTCACCCCGCAGGAGAAAGAAAACCAGTTTGAGTGCTATGAGTTCTGGGGGCCGATCATGGGTTCCGAGCTCAAGGACTTCCTGCCCGAGGTGAAGGACGACGAGTCGTACCATGTGCAGGTGGTGTTCACGAAGCGGCACATCCTCCGCGTGATGCACAATCCGCTGATGACGGTGCCGTATGACAGCGCGACGTACAAGCAGCGCAAGGGTTCGATATGGGGCCGGTCGGTGCCGGCGCTCATCAAGGAAGCGCAGGACATGGGCAATGGCGCGACTCGCGCGCTGGCGAAGAACATGTCGATTTGCTCTGGGCCGCAGGAGATCATCGATGTGTCGCAGTTCGACCCGAAGACCGACTTCGGCAAGATGATTCCGTATGGCCAGCACTTTGTGAATGGCACGGGAATTCCTGGGGTTTCTCGCAAGGCGATCGACTTCTTCACGCCCGAGTGCCGGATCAACGATCTTCTGGCTGTGGATACATGGTGCAACAATCTGGCCGACGGCCGGTGCTCCATCCCCGCGTACACGTATGGCAACGACTCTGTCGCCAGCGTGGGCCAGACGTCCAGCGGACTGAGCATGATGCTGAACGCTGCGGGGCGCGGCATGAAGGACTCGCTGTCGGCCGTCGACCGCGCATGCGCCAGCACGATCAAGCGCATCGCCGAGTGGATTTTGATGTACCCCGAGGTATTCGGCTACGGCGACGAGATCAAGGGCGACGCGAATGTTGTCGTGCGTGGCTCAATGGGCGTGCTCATGGTAGAGCTCAAGCAGGCGCGATGGCGCGAGATGTTGGCGCTGTTCTCCAACCCCGAGATGGCGAAGTATGTCATCCCGAACGGCGGGTGGGTGAAGATGCTGCACGAGTATGCTCGCGTCATGGACATCTCGCTCGAGGGCATCATACCGAAGGTGAACGAAGGATTTTACGCGAACAGCGTCGAAAAGGAAAATCAAGCCAAGGCCGCGCTGCAGCAGATGGTGCTGAACGGTGCCGGCGTTCCGGGGGGCGCGGCTGCGGCTTCCGGCGGTGGGCAGGGGTCAAGTCTCGATACCGTCGCGGGTGTGAACGCCAACCCCGACAAGGTTGAATTAACTCCGCCGAATCCTGCGGGAGCGACGGGTGGCGTTGAACAAGGATAGGAGCAGGTTATGTCGATGATTGAACTGTTGACTGTCGGTGCGATTGAAATGCCGGCCTTGACCGTTGCGACGATGCCGAGCGCGGTTGGTTGCAAGGGCCGCATCGCGTATGTGGAAAACGGCAAAGACGGCAACCCGACGCTGGCCATCTCGAATGGCACGATCTGGGTTCTGGCGTCCGACGGCACGACCGAAATTTCGGCCAGCTAATGAAACAGCCAACCAGACTCCAGCTCGAGAAGATAGAAAAATTCGTCAACGCCCATGCGGACGATGCCGAATTCCTTGTACTTGTCGGCTGGATGAAGGACGAGTTGGCTGCGCGCGATGTGGAAAATCGCAAGAAGGGTTTTGAAAATTCGACCAGTGAGGCGAGCGCTCTGGAGCTGATACTGAAGTATCTTGCGCCGGAACGGCAGTTGAGCATACAAATGCCCAAATGAAAGCGAGATGGTTATGACGACGATGGTTGCAGGTTTGGCAGAGGCGCGCGCGGAGCGCGATGCGGAGTTGGCGGCTATGACGGCCGCTGTGAATTCAGGTACGGCGGTTCCTACCGTGATTGTCGGCGATTCCGTGCCGGCGTCTGTGGCGTCCGCTCCGACTCCTGCAGCGCCCGTGGCTGAAGTGAAAGCTCCCGCCGCTGCGGCAGAGGCTCCCGTGATCGAGAAGACCATTGACGAGCTCAAAGCCGAGCTGGCGCAGCGGAACAAGGATTGGCAGGCGCTGAACGGCCGCTTCGGTTCCGAGACCGACGCGCTGCGCAGGGAGCGCGATTCGCTGCGCACGATGATCGAGGCGCAGAACGCGATGCTGAAGAAGGTCGCGACGAAGCCAGATGGCGAGCCGGCCGCTGCCGCCGTCGTCGATGGTGATGACTCAGGGATTCCCGCCGAAGTTCGCGAGCGGTATCCCGAGATGGTGACAATTTTGGAAGCCGCGCTTCCGGGGTTCATTGATAAACGGACCAAGGAGTACACCGCCAAGATCGCCGAGCTCGAGGGCAAGGTTGGTCAGGTGACTGCATCCGAAGAGATGGCGATGCAGGAGCGCGAGATGGAAAGACTTTCGGCGGGGTTCCTCGCCGATAATGGAGGGCCGAATGGCAAGCGTGGCAAGCCCGATCCAAAGTGGGTTGACTACTTGGATCAGCCTGTCTCGGCAGAAGTAGCCGCTGACGCTGATGTCTATTTTGGCCACAAGGTGGAAGGCATGAGTAATCGTGATGTAGTCGCGTTGATCAACGCACCACCCATGATTGCTCGCATCCACCGCCAGTTCAGGGCGGAGAAACCGCCAGTTGCGAGCGCGACATCCGCAGAGTTGGCCGCACAGCAAGCATTGCGCCCCACACCGGAGCTGCAGGCTGCTGCCGTGCGCACAACGTCCGCGAGTGCTCCCGTCGCACCTGCAAAACCGTTCCTGAAAATGTCTGACTTCGAGACATTGCAGGCCCAAAAGGCAGTTTCTTGGAAGTTCGGCCCGAGAGAAGTTGCCCGTATCAATGCCGAATATGACAAATACATGGAGGCGGCTATCGAAGGTCGTTTGATCGCGTAGCAGCTCACCATTGAGGAGATAAAATCATGGGTGTTCCCATTGCCGCAGGCGCTCCGAATATCGAAGCGCAGGGTCTGAATCCTACCCTTTTCGCGAAGGATTTCAACGTTCGTTATTACGAGGGGTCCATCATCCCTCGCACGGCCGGCAGCAAGCTTTGCACCGAGCTGATCAGCAAGGGCCAGAAAATCATCATCCCGAGCCTGCCCACCATCAACTTCCCCGAGTACACGCGCCATGGCGTCGTGACGCCGGAGCAGGTGACGTCGGTTCCGCTCGAGGTGACCATCAACCGCTCGCGGAGCTTCTGCATCCCGATCGACCCCGTCGACGTGAAGCAGTCGCACATCGCGTTTCAGGGCAAGTATATGGATACGGCCATGAAGCAGTGGGATGAAAAGCTGAACGGCGAGTACCTGCCGAGCGTCTACACGGGCGCGCATGCGTCCAACTGTGGCGCAACGGCTGGTGTGATCGATGGTGGTGTGCAGTTGGGTACCGCGAGCGTGCCGCTGTCATTCACCAAGACCGATGCCGTCGACATCCTGACCCGCGCCACGCAGGTCATTGGCGAGCAGAAGGGGCTCAACAACAAGGAAAACATGTGGTGTGTCATTCCTTGGGCCATCCGTCAGCGGATCGTGAACAGCGATCTGAAGGCCGCGTTCGTCACCGGCGATCCGTCGTCCGTGATGCGCACCGGCTCCATCGGGAAACTCGATGGCGTGATGGAAACCATGACGAGCAACCATGTGCATTCCGCCATCGTCGGCGGGAAGCGCGCGTACTTCTGCCCGTTCGGGACCATGGACGCGATCGCGTTCGTGCAGCAGTTGCAGCATGTGTCGATCCTCGAAGGCGACAAGAACTCGAACAGCTTTGAAACGCTGCTTCGCGGTCTGTTCGTCTACGATTGGGCGGTCGTGAAGCCGGAAGCCTTGGGCTATTTCGTGCTGACCGCTGGCTAAGTTCGAAACCAACGCCCCTGCGATCGCATCAATGGGGCTTGAATAAGGAGAGTGAAGATGAAGAAGTTCCTGTCAGTTATGGCCGGCTTGATGCTGGCCGTCAATGCGTTCGCCGTCGCGCCCGTCACCAATGACCTTGCAGTAGGCACCGGCTTTGCCGCGTCCGACCTGTATCGCATGGTGGTGACCTCCGTGAAGGTGGACTGCGTTGCGAATCCGGCGAACACTGGCGACGTGTTCTATGTGATGAATGTTCCCGCGAAGACGTACGTGCAGCAGGTCTTCCTTGACGTCACCACGGAAAACACCAATGCGACGGCGACGCTGGGTATTGGTGATGCGAGCTCGGCGACGCGGTATCTGGCCGCGCAGACGATCACCACGCAGCGGACGGCCGGCTCGGCCTACACCGCCGCGATCACGCAGGCGATCACAACGACCAATCTGATTTACGTCGGAACGGCCGGATCGCTCGCGCTGACATACACCAACGCCATCGACGAGGCTGGTGAAACGAACCTTGTGGTCAACGGCGGCACCTATACCGCCGGCACCATCAAAACCAACACCGTGGTCGCGACAACCGCTGCGGCCACGTCGGCCATCACGCCTTCCGGTTATCTGTACGATACTGCCGGCAAGATCGCGGTGACTTTCTCCGCGCCGGAAGCGGTGGCTAAATTCACCGTGACTGCCGTGATGTGGCAGGCCGCGAAATAAGGGTGTCATCCAGAGTGTTTTGCCCGTGCTCTACCCTGCGCAGAACGGGCTTCCTTTTATGCAGTTCGTCGTCAATCCAAAAACCGGAGTCATCGAGCCGCTTGAGGCGTACGGCGGAGACATTGGCGACAAGATCGTAGTCGAGTACAGCCCGAATCATCGCCTCTACAACAAGTGTCGCGGATGGAGAAGCGTGAAGGTGTCAGCACCGCGACCGATAAAGATTCCGCGCGGAGTGCGCAGTGTTTTGCAGCCCACACGACTTGAAAGGTTGATGCACCATGACAGCCGAAATTGACACCACGTACACGGCGATAGCCGACGCATTCGCGAACGACCTGCCGGTGAGCCCAGGATATTTGCTGCAGAAGGTGCGCTCCGCCGCGCGCCAGTTCTTCATGGATTCCGAAGTGTGGCAGGAGAACTCGCAGCCTATCGACATCGTCTCCGGCCAGCAGATTTATCCCATCGACGTGCAGCGCAACGCTGTCGTCAAATCCGTTTTCTCTGTGTGGCGGGGCGATCCAGCGTCTGTATTCCTTCCGCCTGAAGACCTCGCGCACTATCGCTTGGTCGACCTAAACAAGATCGAGCTGCTGGATGAATGCACCAAGTCCGTGTCCGATGGAATGATCGTGCGAGTCTCGCTATTTCCGAACATGGCCTCGTACGACACTCCCGTCAACATGGTCGAGCGCTGGTCCGAGGCCATCCAAGCCGCCGTGAAAGCCGACCTGTTCTCCGATGTGAACAAGCCTTGGTCCAACCCTAGAGCCGCCCTTTCCTTCGCGTCTCAGTATCGCACCAAAGTGGCCGAGGCGATCGTCCAGTGGCACACCAATGGAAACGTCAAGCGCACGGCGCTGAAAGGTTGCACCATCGTATGAAGCCCAACTCCACATTGAACATCGATCTCGACGCGCAGATAGCCGAGTTCTCGGGCGAAATATATTCCGGCGGCGTATGCACCGTGCGTGCGACATCTGCCGAGTCGCTCGGGTCGCTCGATCTGCGGCTGGTTGCGTATCGCGCATTGCCAGACATGGCCAACACGGCTGTCGCCGGCAGCGCCACTGGCGTTCCCGATGGCGATCATGCGCATGTGTTCACGCTCAACCTTAACACGGCCGAGATGGTCGCCGCTCTTTCGGATTTCGTAAACGGCCAGCAAATGTCCGTCCTATTCTGCGTCATCAAGTTCACCGGCGGCGTCGCCTCGCGCTATCTGTTTAAGAAGTACGCGCCTGTGACGTGCTGGCTCACGGCCGTCGATGGCACCGAGGATTTGGACCCTATCGAGCCAATCACCACGCGCCTTGGAAACCGCAAGGTATACAACGAAAAGACGTACGTGTATAGCTCGGGCGACGGGAAGTGGCACGAGGAGGCTGTGGTCGGCGATGGCGACGCCATCCGATACGTGCTCGCGCCGGAAGGGATCGACCTACCATGAAGTTCATGCGACCTATCATAGCGGTCATAATCGCGACATTTCTCGCGACACTGTGTCGCGCAGCCCAGACGGTGATGGTCGACGACGCCGGCAATGTGACGTACCCTTCCGCGCTGATCGTCGGCAGTCTCACCGCATCGAACGTCGCGTCGAAGGCCGAGCTGCAAGCTGTGGACAACGCGGCGACGTCTCACTTCGCGCTCGTCGGCTCGGAAGCGCACGGGCTGGGCGACATCTCGACAAAGTCAACAAACGACTTCACGTCGGCCGAGGCGTTCACGGCGTTCACTCAAGCCATCGCGTCGATCATCGCTTACTCGCCGACAGGCACGCTCGGCTCCGCCGCGTACGAGTCAACTACTAATTTTGCATCAGCTAGTAGTCAATTAGTAATGAGCAACTGGGTGACGGAAACGTTCGCCACAACCGGCGCGCTGGCGGCGGTGTTTGACGCAATTCCGACAGGCACGCTGTCGTCGATCGTTTACCAGAGCCCGACGAACTTTGCCTCGGCCGCTGCGTTTACGGCGTTCACTCAGGCGATGGCCGCGATCACGCTGCACAGCCCGACGGGCGCGCTGGGCTCCGCCGCGTATTATCCGTACACGTTTTTCGAAACCAACGGCGCGGCTGCGGCTGTCAAAGCGTACGCCGATGCGACGTTTCTCTCTGAGGCGATTTCAGAGAACGTGCTGATCCACATTCCTACGGGATACGTGTCTGAGACTGCGTACATGGACCCTACCAATTTCACGTCGCAGGTTGCGTTCAACGCGTTCAGCAACTGGGTGAATACGCTGGTGACGAATGTATTTGTTGATGCGCTGATTGATGGGCTGTCGTATTGGCGCAAGGATGGCGGGTGGACAAACGCCATCGTGTTGCCCGTTCCCGCATCCCGCGAGGTATTGCTAACGGTGACGCCCAACACCAACAACATATCGGCGGTATCTATTTTTACACGCGCCGATGCAGGACAGGAGTTGGAGATTGGTGGCGTGCGCAACACCGTGGGAAACATCCCGCAACCGGGCGACACCAAGGAAACTGCGCTTGAACTCGTGAACGGCACGGCGACCAACTTCCTTGCGGTTGATTGGGCGACAGAACCCGTTGCCAGCGTTGGCAGGCGCGGCGGGGCGCGGCGTAACCTCGCCACCGAGAGCTACGTCACCAACGCGATAGCTGGCATCACCAACACGGGCGGCGGCATCACGCTTGCGGACTCGACCAACGCCACGATGAACCTGCTGACGAATGGGGCGGTGAACGCAACCTTTAATACCCTGTGGTTGATTGATGGCGGAGGTAAAACTCAATTGGAGGTTCTAGGACCATATTCTCATTTACGATGGTCAGAAGGATACGAGGGCAGTTTTTACGGTGACGGCGGCGGGTTGAGCAACATCCCGCTTTCCGGTGTCATCGGCGCAATCTCCAACATCATCGTGAACGGCACGACAGGCGCGGTGGCAAACGGAATGGCAAGTATCACCAACCTACCTACCGGAAGCGGCGGCGGCATGGACACCAACGCGGCTGGCGTGATTGCCACCAATGCGGTGAATGACTCCAACCGCATCATGTACCCGCTTGCTACCACGCCGACCACGCTCATTACCCGCGCCATGGGCAATCTGATAAAGCTCGACTTCACCACCAATGTCACCTCGCTTGGGTTTGACAAGAGCGGGTACAGCACGAATCAGCCGCTTGGCGTGACGCTCCACATGAACCTGCGCGGGTTTGCGCTGGCGTTCAACACCAATGTTGACCAGTTTGTCGCAAGCTCAACGGCGGTGGCGGTCATCCCGACAAACGGATGGTTCACCTTGCGCTGTGACGGACTGCCCGAACGAAACACCAACGCGCCCAACGTGACTGTGAGGCAATAATGAAACAATGGCATAAAATCCCAACTGGCGAAGTGTACGCGGGTCAGACAGTCGCGGGTTTGATTAACCCGACATCCTTGCCGTCATGGATGGTTGACAACGATTGGCGCATGGCGGAACTCCCCGATGTGACCGAAGGCTTTACCCGCGTCATCACGGGCGCGGCACAGCACCCCGACATTGCGGATGAGTGCTTGGTGGCGTACATGGACTACTCAGCCGAGCAGGTCGCGGCTCAGGCGTATCAAGCGAAGCTGGCAACCATCACCCCGCAGTTGGCAGGTCAGGCGTTCATTCTACGGGCGATCCTGCGGCGTCACTTTGGCGAGGGTGCGGAAACCAACACCGATGTTACGGTGAGTTCTGCCACGAATTACTTTGCCACAAAGTCGCCGTTCACCGCCGAGGATGCGCGGGATGTGATGTTGCTCAAGGAACTGTTTGAAGCAGTCATTGCGTGGACGGGTGACAACACGATCTGGACTTTTGCTTGGGGAGTTCTGCCCGATGCGTAAACTGCTCATAGCCGCCCTGTTCATCGCCGCCACCTGCCACGCGCAGATGGACGATTACCCGTGGATTGGGTTGGCAGACGCGAACTCGTGGATGACTCGCGGGTTGGTCGCCTATTACAGCTTTCAGGATGGAACGCCGGTGGCAAATGGATATGGAACCGATGCGACGAACTATAACGGCGCATCGGAAAGCTGGGCGGCTGGGTATGCCGGTCAAGGCGCGGCCTTTGATGGCACAAACGACGTAATTCGCGGAAAATTCCCGTCGCTGGGCGGATTAAGCGAAATAAGTATTTGCTGTTGGGTAAAACAGTCCAGCGCTGCAACGGCTATCGACGTGCCACGGATTGTATCTACTGTGGGTTCTGGAAAAGGCGCGATGTTAATTTTTACCTATGTGCCGGATTGCAAGATTTTTTTATACGTTTCCACGCAGACAAACACCTATCGCGGCGAAATAACCACGGGCGCTCTTGCCAGTAATGCGTGGCATTTCGTCACGGCGACCTATTCAAACAACGATGCGCGGATTTATGTTGATGCCGTGGAACGAGCCACGACAACTAATTCTGCGGGTACGGGCACGACTTTAGCCGACACAACGATAATCTGCATGGGTGATGAAACCTATGGGAATCGCGCTTTTATGGGGAGTGTGGACGAGGTGCGTTTTTACAATCGGGCGCTATCTTTGGATGAACATCAAAACATGTTTCAATATTATCAATGGTTAAATCCAATCGGGAGGTAGCTATGTGGAAATGGATTAAGAAGCTGTTGGACATATTCGCGCCGAAGGTCAAGGAGAAGATTCCGGTGGTCGTTCCTGCCAAGCCGCAGACTCAGGTTCTCTGGACAGGCTGGGAAGCGTTGGACTTCCTCAAGCATGGCTATGAATCCGAGAACCAGTACCGCGAGGACTCGATTGCGGCCGCGATCCAGAACGGCTTCGACTGCATGGTGATTCGGTTATTCGCCAATATGATCGGGGCATTGAAGATCGAGTGCTTGCATTGGGAATCCGACAAGGATCGCATGAAGTTCGTCAACTCATGGACGGACAAGGCGACGCGCGCCGGCATCAAGAAGTGGCTCGTAATCGTTCCCGACACCTTGACCGATCTGGTTTACATCGAGGACTGTTTCAAGGCGTACAAGCCCCAGACAGTCCAGTACGTTTTCAAGGGCGGTATCACCGAGAAGATCATGGACGCTCTCGGCGTCGACAGCAACGGCGTGAAGATCACCGAACCGCGCTTCCGCAAATAGGAGACACATCATGACCGCCGCACAGCAAGAGGAAGACCGCCGCCAACAAGTCCGCCGGCACGACGACTGCATGCAGCGCGAGGCTGTGGCGCGACTGCAGGTAAAGGCCGAAGAGACGAAACGGCGCGAGGAGGAGCATTTGGCCGCACATAATACATTCGCAGTTGATCACGCGAAGCTGCATCAAGACTTGAGCGACGCGATTGGCGTCATCCGCCACTGGAAAGACGAGTGGTCTGGAGCAGCAAAGGCGCTAGCGCTGCTTCTGTCCGTCACCACCGTGGTGTGCGCAGTTCTGACGTGGTACAACAGCCAGCGCACGCGGGAGATCGAGCAGGCCATCCGGTCGTACTCGTCTATTCGCCACGCTCAGCAGCAGGACAACCAGTGGGGTAGCAAGGTGCCATGAGCGACGATCCCGTCATAGTAGAATCCGAGAACGGCCCTACGATCTGCCAAATGGGCTACGTCGTTCCGCCGGCGCTAGGCTACTTCAACAAGAAGACAGGCCTGTGGACGCTGCACGAAGATTGGGTGCTTGAGACTCCGACGCACATCATGCGCGTGAAAAAGGGCGTCGATAGCGACGGAAAGTCGATCGGATGGAATGGTCTCTGGGTGATCACAGGTCCGAGGTTTTCCCCAGAGGATTTCGAGGCGGTGTTCCCGCACGACATGGCGTACAAGTGCCAAACTGTGGCTCGCAGCTTGGCCGACAAGTGGCTGTACGATCTGACCTTGGTGTGCGGCTTGGTGTTTGGCGTCGACGAGATCGAGACTCGCTGGGGTCGCGTCAAGGCGCGGCTTCGCAATGCGCGCATTCGAGCCAAGGCGAACGTGCTTTACTGGGGCGTGCGCAAGTGCGGGTGGGCTCCGTGGCAGCTCTACACGCGAGCGGAGATCGAGCAGTACCGATTGCAAATCACGATCGAGGAAAAACCTATTTCAAGCATGGTGACAATATGACAATCGCACAGGCGGCAATCGCTCGTTGGGCTTTAAAGTGGGTCGGGTTTTTAATCGGCGACGCGGTGCATAAGCGCTGGGAGAAGCAGATCGCCGACGCGGACGCGAAGACGGAGGCCAAGTGAACATCACGATGCCGGTCAAACTTGCAATACGCTACACGCTTGTTGCAATAATTGCAAGTACTGTGTGCGGCTGCGCGATACCGATGTCATGGAAGCGCGAGTACGTGGAGACGTGGCACCACTACTATCCGCCGGCGACGAATGAGGTGGCGAAGTGAGAGTGTGGTCGCAAATTGTGGCGATGATCGCGTCGACATGCATGGCGTGTGTCGCGGCCATTCCTAATTTTGACGACAACGGGTGGCACGACACCGGCCCGAGCAAGTGTTGGCCGTCGTCCAACTATCAGCAGTTCGCATCTGGCGATCTCTACGAGCCCGATGGAATCTTCCTGCTGCAGACAAACTTCGTGTTCACGACGATGGTCAACAGCGCGACGTGCGTCATCACTCAGCAATTCGACGCTATTCTTGGGCCGGACGTTTTTCCGAGCTTGAGCGGAGAGGCGTATGCGTGGGAAGAAGTTGATGATCAGTTTCGAATGTACGCGGATGACATTGGGTGGAGGTGGCCGGACGTGCGCGGATTTTCGTTCATGGTGTACACCAATTACACGACTCGATATCACGGAATGTCGGAAAGGCGCGATGTTTACCTAGCAGGCACATTGCCGTTCACTTACGAAAAGGCGGCAGCATTGCAGGGTGAATTGGTACCGGCAAAGTTCGACGCGAGGCAGGTGAGAATGTGGGACTGCTACAACGCCATCAGGGAGCGAGCATACGCGCTTGAAGGCGGCACGCACGTCGGGTGGGCGACGTTTATTCCGTATAACCTTCCCGCTGTGACCTTTTACCGCCACGCCAACGATGCAATTTACAACATGCAGAGCTTCGTGTTTCAGGCAAATCTTGTGTATTACAATCGATACGACTATGAGGATGCCAAGTATTACGTTCGCGACGTCGTGACTCAGTCAGTTATGTTTGACTCTTTCAACTATTACAACTCGTTTGGCTGGGTCGCAAAAGCACAGGTAGGAGATGTTGCCAACATGTTGAACGATTGGGAGGCAGAGGAGCGGGTGGCCTACACCGATCGCATCTCTGATGGTTTGCGCGTAGACGGATCGGGCAGCGATCCATCGCGGAGATTTTCTATATTTGCCCTGCTGGATATCCCTACGAATTTTGGGTACTGGGTTCCTGCCAATCTATCATGGATTGAGAATGTTCCGCACGCGCAGATTGAGTCGGCGCAGTTCTTGCGCGTCACCAATGCGACCTCCATATTGGAGTATCAATGGGTGACCAACGTGCTGGCTCCATGCCCAAGTTATCCCATCTACGCGATCGACGACGAATACACCAACGACAATGCAGAGTCGCTTGTTGCATGGCCGCTGGCGCTTCAGGGAGTGGAGGCCGGAAGAGTGTCCACAGATTATGGGCTCGATCAGTTGCGGCGGATACTGTCCGAGATGCGATACCTCGCGTGTCCGGCTCGCTTCCGCGTCACATCGAGAGGCGGCGGAGGCCAGAGGTGGGTATGGGTGTCTGATCCTGCGCCGGGTCATTCCGAGTTTGTCACAACTGTCAACCCTACGGTTTACCCCGTCGGCGAATATGCGCAAAGCGTTGGGTGGACCGCGTCATCGTTCAATCGTGGCGGAGATGACCTCAACACGTCTTGGGCGTGGAGCAAGGGCGTGCTCGAGTTCGGCCCAGAGCAATGCGCTGCCGAGCTGCTGAAGAATGCGACGGGATACGGTCGCACTGGGGAGCGCTACATCGACGGCAGCGGATACGACGTTGGTGATTGGAGCGCGATCGAGACCACCGAAGACACGTACGCGTCTCCGATCGTCGCCTCCGAGTATGGCCGCGAGGCTGGCGTCGGCGATATCCCCGGAGGCGGCGCGGTCGGCAGTTTCCACGCAGGCGAATACATCGAAGTTGCCGGCGCTGGCGTGCTCGATTACGACGCGGGTTTCAAATACAAGTGAGGTGACGAATGGCGACGATTACTGGAAACGACATAAAGACGATGACGCTCGACCAAATGCCTGCGAGCGATTGGGCCGATGCCGCGCACGACGGGATGTGGGTTCGCCATCTCGGGCGCGCGATCGACTTCATTCATACCGTGCGGCCCGACGCATTTGTCACCGCGCAGGGCGATCATCGTCCGAGCAAAAAGCCTGCAGCGCTTGCAGATGTTCTGGTGCTGGACGACTACTGGTCCTATGCGCTGTCCGAGCTTCTGGGCTTCTTCCTGCTGTCTCGCGACTCGACGGACAAGGGCGACAAGACGCGCGCGCAGGCGCATCTCAAGAACGCGCTCAACTTCATGCAGGGAATTTCGTAAGGAGAAACATGACCATCGCATACGCCAAGTACTACGATCAAGCCGCGTCAGAGCTCATCTCCGACACGACCAATCCAATCACGCACGAGCGCGAAATCGTGCGCGTGTGGCCGCAGTTCAACGATGTCGCCGCCATGCTCATCAAAGAGGAGATGGACGCGCACATCCAGACGTATCCGAATGGCGTGATCACGCAGGGTTTGACAGCGACCGGACTGTTCCGCGTCGCCAAGCGCGTGCTCGTCAAAGACGCGCAGCTCGCGAATCTACCGCAGGGCATATCCGAGACGCTTCGCCACGGCTACGCCACATCGCTCGATTGGAGTGAGGCGCGCATCTACAAGTACTCGTCCGCTCACGCGTCGCTGATTCAGTCTGTGTCGACCGACGATCCGCACGCCACGCCGCCCACGACCGGCACGCAGATCGCTGGCGCTGTATCGAACCAGCCAAGCGCGTCGGCCACTGTGCGCTTCTACAACGTGAGCTCCGTTGCGGCTCATTCGCTGGCCGACACAATCGCCGGCAGTCTCGTCATGACTGCGTCTCCGTTGCTTTCCGGCAACTGGAGCGTCATCACGGCCGACGTCACTGAAGTAGAGGACGGCTCGTCTGTCATCGAGCTGTTTCTCGCGCGCGATGTGACCATCGTTAAGACGAAGGACAAGACGAGCCTTCCCAAAGAGACCGAGACGTATACGCTGTGGAATGTTCCGAAGCACGATGCGCAGGGCATCATCAATGCGTGGGAGTCCATCGGCAAAGGCCGCTCCACCGACGCGTCGTTCGGCGTCGACTCAAAGGTTATGACGATCAAGCTGACGCGCCCGTCGTCCGCCGGCGACAAGATCACGAAGGATGCGCTTGTCGACTTTCCAAATCAGTGCCTGACGAAGAAGACCGTGAAGATCAACTTGGGCCTGACCGATGACGAGAAGGCCGCGCTCCTTTTGGCCGGAGCCAACAGGGCGTCGCCTGGAATTACCAGCGATCCGCAGGTTCAGTGGGATGAGGAGATCGAGCGCTGGGATGTGATCATCACGCTCGAAGAGCAGATTCCGTATTCCACACCCGTGTACGTGTCGTCCGAGAACGCGTTCGGCAAAGTAGAAAAGCAGGAGCACATCGGCGTGCGGCTTGTGCCGACGCCGGAAAACCCAATCGCCCCGCTGACAAAACCGGCTGCAGGCGTGAATCTGAACATCAGCCTTGAGCAGTCGAAAAACTCCAACTGCTCCTCCAATGTAGGCATCGCTAAATCATCCAGCACGCCTGTCGCATCTGCCGTGGAGACCACGTCAAAGGACGCGTTCAATGAGGTGACATCCAAAAGCCATCTCAAAATCGGAGACGAGGCGAACCCCGTGCCGGCGGTCGACGTTCAAGGCCACGGCCTCGCGGATGGCATTGTGCGTCAAGTTGTCATCGAGAAGACTGAATTCGGCGCGCGTCTCGACGCGAAGGAGACCGAGGACAAGGCCGTGCCGCACATCACTGGCAACGGCGCTGCAGGCGAGACGCCGATCCTTGTGGCCGAAACGTATTACACCAAAACGTTGAAGCGCGTGCTGCGCAATCAGCTTCCCAGTGTGTCGCCGGTGGTGCTGCCGCCATCCGAAGTCACTGAAGGGAAGGTCATCGTTGCCGACGTTGACACGAATCGCAACAACCGTCGCGACATCGAAGAGAAGACGATCGTGCCGAAGAAGGTGACGTCGGTGTCCGACGCGCTTACCGGCAAAGGTGTGATCATCAAGCAGACTCCGTTCGTTACCGTGCGCATCCGCAAGAAGAACAACTTCGAGATATCAGCGATTCCCGAAATGACGCACCCGAACGCCGCAGTGAGCGGTGATCTCGACTCAGTCGCTCACGTCATCACCGAAGCGTCGCTCGAGACGAACGACAACGCAAAGCGCGACATCAACGAGCAAACCGAGACTCCGCATTACGTGCGGCTCGCGTTCAACTACAACACGTCGGACGGACAGACGACGTACATCTGGGTGCGCAACGCGACGTTTGCGACGATGGAGTCCGACCGGCCGAAGTCGGCTGAAGATTTCAAGACGAAGAACGAGTTCAACCCGTCAATCAACGATCACGGGCTTTATGACTACGTGCTTCGCAAGACGAAGCGCAACTCGTGGGAGGGGTTTTCTGGATACTCCGATCGCACCGCAGTGTTCGTCACGATGCGTGGCCGCGCGCACCATCTGGCAATCGTGTACATCAACTACGTCACCAGCATGTCAGAAGCGTGGAGCCGCATGGCTATGGGCCAGTGGACGCTCTTGAAGACAATCAACGGCATACCGTGCGCGCTGATGGATCATGCCGGCGGATATTCAACCGGCGTGTCGTCGAGTCCGAATGGTGGATTCGCGGCAACCAACTGCTATGAGTCTGTAAACCTCATCGACATCGGCGCTGCAGGCAAAACAGTAACACCGGAGTAACCATGGGATTTGCAACACAACCGGCGACGGGATTCCAAAAGCAAAAGCCGATGGGTTTCGCGCTCGACAAAGCCAAGGAAGACGCGCAGCGATCGGCGTCCTCTGATGTTGCGGTGCCGTCGCCTCCTTCGCAAAAACCATCTCCAGCAATGTCCGTCGGTTCTGGCAGTAGCGCACTCGAGCAGCGCATTCTGCAGCAAGTGTTCTGGATGATCGAGTCGCAACGCGCGTCATTCGAATCTGAGATATCCAAGCTGCGAGAAGAGTTAAACGCACTAAAAACCACCATCCCGAAGCGCGTTGCGTTCTCGGGACGCGTGTCGATCGAGGGGAAGTGGCTCAAAGCAGAGGAAGGCGAGGGGCCAGAGAAGCTCATCGACGGCGTGTTCCACGATTACGCCAGTGATCCGTCGAAGCAATTTGTCAAAGTCAACAAGCGCACGCTCAAGGCCAGCGAGGAGATAGGTCCGTTGCCTCTCGATGGAGAAGCTGATTGCCTGTGGTTTGACAAAGAAGAGCACTGTGGTGATATTCAGGTTTAGTTGAACATTTGAGTTGACTTTTAAACATCCGTGTGGTAGAATCCGAAGCGAGGTAAATCATGACGCCAGAAGAACAAAGAGCAGAATCCGAACGCATCGCCGCCGCCCAGTTGCAACGTCGCCTTGGAGCCGAGCAAGGGCGAGACCTCGTCGTTGGCAATCGCAAGGGCGTTGTCGATACAATCGCCAATCCGACATCTGGCGCTGCTGCCGGCGAGACCACGTCCGCCTCTGGCAAGTCTGTGATGTACACGCCACGCTCAGGCACCACGCGTCCTCCGGTCAACCAGACCATGTTCGTTGCTATTCCCCCGCCTCCCGCTTTCAACAATCGCCAGCGCGTTGTGTCAAGCGAAACCGACTCTGGTCGTCAGGCGATCGACATGGGCAACACGCGTGTGCTGGTTGATCCAAAAACGAACGCGCCTGTGGCGACTGCATTTCGCCCGAAGGGTTCTTTCATTGCGCCGGCTCTTCCTTCCGGCACCGTCCGCGACGTCACGCTTCCCGACGCCGCCGGTTACCAAGCGCGCGAGGCGGCTCGTATCGCGAAGGCGAATGCTGACTTGAAACTCGTCAACATCATGCGCATGCCGAAGACGCTGCGCGACCCGATGCTGGCCGAGTGGGCGCGTCGCGAAGAGATTCGTCGGCGCGATGAAGACGTCGCTGCGGTTGCGAACGAGGCCGATCAACAGCGTCGTCAGGGCCGGTGGCTCGCAGGTGCTACCGGAACGTTTGATCTCGCCGGCAAGATGGTTACAGGAGAAGGCGGCACTCGCTCTAGCCGTGGCGGAGTTCCGCTTGGCGACAAACTCTCCGTCGAGGCCGCGCAGACAGAGCGCTCCGATCGCAAAGGCAGGACATCACTCAAGCTGGCCGACAAGAAGACAGCAGGCGCAATGCAGGTTAAACGACTCGAGGGTGGTGTCAAGCTGCAAGCCGCGCTGATCAAAGAGGCTGGCGACACTAAGACTGAGCACATCAAAGGTGCTATCGAAATCCTCAAGGCGCAGCAGACCAATGACGTCGAGGTGCAGAAGCTCGGGCTGGCTTACGAAAAGGCCATTGGAATTGCGCGAGCCGCCGAGGCGAAAGCGCTGACGGACAACGACCCCGGCAAAGCGAAAAAGATGAAGAAGTACGGCGACGACTTGGCGATTAAAGCTGGGAAGATCGGAAGCTTTTCTGGAACCAATATCGGCGGACCCAATGACGCGTTTGCCGAGAAGGTTATAGTTCAGCAGGGGTTGAAAAAGTTTATGAGCGAAAACGGTTTCGACGCTGCGGGAGTTGACGACGAGTCGCCGGTTGACCAATCCGCAGAAGACGCCGCGCGCATGATGGCTGGCTTGGAGCCTGCAGTCGCGCAAGCCGCCGGAGTGGACATCACATCGGACAAACCCGTCGCGCCTGCTCCCGCCACCGGTGTCGCGGTAGCGCCGGCCGCTGGTGATCAGACTGTCGAAGAAGCGCCGTCCGCCGGCGGATTGGATTTGGAGGCCATGGAACGCGCGCAGGCAGAAGCCGCCGACGCGGCTCGCGCCGACGGCGCTGCATTCGCCGCCGACTATCGCAACTCTGGGCTGAATGCGTTTGGCGGGGAGCCGCAAATAGAGCTGGCGCAGAACGCACCGTACGGAATGCGCGAGGATCGCGTCACGCCCAAGGGCAGCGGATTCCTCGGTCCGCTTCAGCGCCCAGACGGCGGCGTGTCCAGCGAAATCAGCATGCAGACAACGGTGAGCGACATCGATCCGGCGCAGCCGCAAAACTTCAAACCGGTGAGCATCCCGACACTCATCAAAGGTTTGAGCAACGACGAGATCAATTACCTGCTCTCGACGCGCATGAACAAATCGATGTGGCAAACCGACATCGGCCGGAAGATCGCGCAAAAGGCGATCATCCACGCTCGCAAGCGCCTTCAAAATCGCCTGCCGTTTTTCGCCACAGAAGCGGAGCAGGCTATGGCGATGAACAAGCCGCCGGATGCTGGCGCAGCGCCTGCGGTCGCGACTGCCGAGCCGCCGCTGGCTACGGTGGTGAACTTCTAATCGTAATCGCAAGGGAGCATACATGGCCGAACTGTTTATCGAAGGGCAGGCTTTCAACGTCTCGCCTGACAAGCTGCAAGCGTTCATGGCTAAGTATCCCAACGCCAAGCGTTTAGACGCGAATCGCTTCGTCGACGGCACAGTGTACAGCGTAAGCGATCCGTCTCGTATCGCAGCGTTTAACCAGTTGCATCCGAAGGCTTTGCGTCTTCCTCCGGCCCAGGCCGCGTCCGAGCCGGCGGTGCCGGTTGCCCAGCCCGTCGTTGCTGATCCGGTGACTGAAACGTCTACGATGCCCGAGGCGGCGTCGCTGGCGTTACCCATCCCTTCACAAGCGGCACCCGCTCCTATGCCCGTAGCGCCTGCCACCGCAGCTCCGCAGGCCGTTAAACCCACAATCGCGCTGGCAACGCGAGAACCGGCCGCAGTCGCGCCGGAAGACGACGAATATGTGGATCGTGGTGTTCTCGGCAAGCTCGCCGACTCCAAAGTGTGGAGGGCGACCAAATCCATCTCCGGCAAAATCGTTGGTGACCTCGCCCAAAAGATGGATGCGTTCCAGCGCGTGCCGGCCACGACCGACATGGCGGTGCGCACCGTTCCCGAGATGGCAGTCGGAGCCCTGCTCGAGACCCGCCTCGGTCGCGAGGCTGCTACCGGAATCGCCAATCAGTTTCGCGTGAAGCCACGCACGGCCGAACAAGACGAGGCTGATTATCAGCGTCGATACCAAGAATTCAGCCTTGGTATGGAGAACAAGCGAGCGCAGAAGGACGGCACATTTTTCAAGTCCACGCCGCAGTGGGTTCAGGACGCATACAAAGTCAAAGCCGATAGCGGCGGGATGAAAACCATCCTCGCCGAGTTCGTGAAGAATTCCCCCAACATGGCGCTCGGCATGAGCCGCCCGATGGCACCGCTCGCGATTTACAGCATGTTCGCGCAGGAGGCGATGAGCTTCCAAGATCAAGCGCGCGCGAACTATCCGCAGCTTTCGTTCCGCGAGATTGACGAAGCCGCCACAGCGTACGCCGTGGTCGCGTCTATCATCGAATATGGCCAGAACGTTGGGCTGACGAAAGCGTTTGGCCCGATGGGTGGAGACCGCATCGTCAAACTGCTCAAAAAGAATCCGTGGCTGAACAACACTCTGGGTCGTTTTCTCGATGTGAGCAACAACGCGCTCGAGGAGGGTGGTCAACAGTTCTGGCAGAATATTATCGAGATGGCCGCAGTTGACAAGCATAACGCCGAACACCCAGAGTCGTACATTCCGCCACGCTATGGCAAAGATGGAAAACCGATAGCTCCCGTGAAGACCGCGTTCGAAGGCGTTGGTCAGTCAATGGGAATCGGCGCTGGCGTGTCAGCCATTCCGAACTTAATCGGTCTTGGCCGGCACGGTACCGGCACGCTCATACGTCGCGCCGAGAGGAAGGCCCAGCACACGCGGGAAGGTCAGGCGCTGGCCGCGAAAGAGCTGCTGCCGATGTCGTATCGTCCTAATGTTCCCGAGTCGCGCGACAAGCTCATCAAGAAGGCGTGGAGCCGGTTCAGCCAGCGCTCCGAGAAACCGCCGGACGCGAAGTTCCTCGCAGACGCCAACGAGATGATCGACAAAGGCGCTGACAACGACGAGATATTGAGCCGCGCAGTCCAGTTGAAGCGCTCCACATCCGAGCACCCGCAGGCTGCTGATCGCTTCGTGGCTGCTTATAACGATGCTCGCGCTGGTGTTGGCATGGTTCCAGATGGCGAGGGCGGCATGAAAAGCGCGTGGAAAGACGAGCGCGCCGGCGAAGCCACTGACCAATGGATGGAGTTGCAGGCGAACGAGCAGAAGAAAGCGACGCAGGTTGCGAAATTCGAGGGCCGACTCGGCACCACCGAAGACATCGTCGACGAAGTGTCGAAAGACATACCGAATGTCACCGCCGAAGAGCGTGCTTTCTTTATCCAGCGTGCCGGCAAGGGCAGCTCGACCGAGACCACGAAGAGCGCCGAAGATATCGCCCTTGACTATAAAGCCTTTTCCGATTCCAAGCCTGCAGTGCGCAGCCCCGCCGCGTTTATCAAGTGGGAATCCGCGCAGCAAACCGCCGGCACACTGCCTAGTGCGAATCGCGCCAAGGAGATTTCCGACTTCACAGCCATGCACGGAGTGGCGTCGGCCGAGATCAAAGCTGACCCGAACGTTGCTCCGATGGGCGATAGCGTCAACAATCTCATCGCCAGCGTTCAGGCTCGCGAGGGTGGCGCTGGCCCAAAGTCGTCCGCTTTGAAAGCATCGTGGAACACGTTTAGTCAAGGGCCGGCCGCCAAGAGCATCTCCGAGAGAGATTATATCACCGAGAAGGAGCGCGGCATCGCGGAGCATAACGCGTTCAGGACGTGGCTGGCAGAGCAGAAGACGGCCGAAGCCAAGACGGCTCAAGAAAGCATTCAGGAAGAAGAGGCCGCAACTGGCGAGTGGAATGATTTCAACAAGACCTCCTCGCGAGTGGCAGACACCGATGCCGCTGCTAAAAACGCCGCAACCATCGCTCACAATCGCGTGCTCGATATATCAGTGCTCAATGCCACCGACGAAGCTCGCAACGGGCTGATCACGCAGGAAGACGTCGAGGCTATCGCTGACGCTGAATCCAAAGTTGTCGACGGAAAGGGAGCTCCCAAAAACGCAGGCGCTCCGAAACGCCGCGCAGATGCGGTGAAAGAGCGTGTCGCTTATCGCGCGGCAGTGAATGCGAAAACCACCACCGATACATTCGAGCAGTGGAAGGCCGACCAGAAGCGCATGTACGGCAAGGTTCCATCTGTCAAACCTCCGCCTGCTTCTGTAGCCCCTGCTCCCGTTTCCGAAAAAAGAGAGTGGAGTGAAGTACCTGACTCACCGCTCGAGCTTGGAATTGTAAAGCCTAACGAATCTACTCCCTCCGCCACCACACCCAAAACCACCCAGCCGAAGGTCGGTGCGGATGCTCAAGCTGGTCAAGAGCCGGCGGCGGGAGCTCCTCCTGTCAAAGTAAAAACCAAGAAGGAGATCGCGTTTGAGGCGATGGTCGCCAAGAAAAAGGCGGAAGCCGACGCGAAGAAAGCTACCGCTCCGGCTCCCGTCGTTGAGCAGCCTGCTCCTGTGAAAAAGGCGAAGCCTGCCGCAACGAAAAATCGATTCGAAAAAGGCGCGCCTGTCGTCGAGCGCGGCCGCAAGACTCGCCTCGTAATCGTGTCGGACCAAAACGCCGACGGCGACGTGATGGTTCACAACAGCGTGACCGATTTGAAGTACACGATGAATGTCGCCAATTTGAAACCCGCGCCGTTGCGTCCGGGGGAGAAGCGCATGCAGCCGGTCGATGGAGAAACCGACGAGCAGTTGCAGGCGCGAGAAGAAGAGGCGTTGCAGGCCGCAGGCGTCGACGAATACGAAGCGCCACCCCTGAAGTCTCCCACGCTGAAGCTTGCAAAGCCAACGCAAACCGCCCCAACAGACACGACCACAGTCAATGTCGACCGATCTGTGCAGGATGAAAACGAAGCGGCAGATCGCCAGCGCTCGGAAGAGATCGCGCACAACGAGAAGATCGCGAAGCTGAAAGCCGCGCGCGTCACAGCCGAAGAGAACGCGCCCGTTGTCGCGCCGGCAGCGCCGAAGGTGTCAGAGAAGCAGACCGATGAGCAGTTGAAAGCCACGATCGACAAGTCGATGTCGAAGTCGAACTTTCACTTCGTAAATACCGGCACGCGCAAGTCTCCCGCCGGCGGCAACGTTCTGCGCGCTGCGACATCGAGCGACGGTCGAATTGGCATCCTGTTCGTTCGCGGAACTGCGCACCAGAAGACTTCTCGCGGTGCCATCATCGCGCGCGGCTCCACGGAGATGGCGAACGTCGAGCGCGTTCCCGCGAAAGAACCACTGTGGCGTCGCATCCTTGGCGCTACCGGACAAAGCGAGATGTTCATCGTCACGCTGGACGAGGACAATGCCGATCAGACGACTGTCGACCACGAGCTCGCCGAGATCATCTCGTGGATGGCGAGTAATCGCGACGGTCATCATGCCAACCACTTTTTCACCGACGCAAATCGCGAGCTGCAGAAGGTCGACAGCACGATAGATTTGAAGACCGTGCGCGGCGGACACCGGTTCGCGCTGCAGATGGAAACACAGGAAGGCCGCGACCGGCTCGCCGATGCCATGCTCGACGCTCCTCCTACGGCGCGCGACGGCTTGCGCGGATGGCTCAAAGGCGTGCTGTCCGGTCTCAAACTGTTCAAGGGAGACGGCTACATCGCTACCGAGTGGCAGTGGATCACCGACACCGACAAGCAGAGCTTCGCCAAAGGTCTTCGCGATTTCAGCGCGCTTCGATTCATGTCCAACGCCGACGTGCTTACGGAGACGCGCGTGCAGATTCATGGCGATCCCGACGAAGAGAAGCGTTTCAGCGGCGACACGCGATTCTCGCTGGCTGCGTCAGTGCAAGAGAAGATGAGCCCTCAAGACAACACGAAGCTCGTTCAGGATTTCACGAAAGCGATGACCGATGCTCGCGCGATGACTGTTCGATTCCGCGCGTGGGCCAAGTCGCGCACGGCAGGATTCAAGCAGGCGAATATCTCGGCCATGCAGGACTTCTTCGAGGCGCATCCTGCGGATTATGCAGTGATCAAGGCGCACGCGAAGACGCTGAATTCGAACATCTTCAACGCAGATGGCAAACTCATCCCCACTGAGATTGAAGCGCTGATGACCAGCGAGGGAAATCTGGTGATGTACTCTGCTATCAAGGATAATCCGTTCCTCGCCCAAAACTATCTCATGGACGCGAAGTACGCCAATATGCGCAGCAAAATCATGGCCGACGTTGGCACTGACAGGGCGAAGATCAAAGCGCGCAATGCCGCAATCTCCAAGCTGCAAGCCCAAGCTGATGCGTATGGCGTTAAGCTTGACATTGCCAATCCGCAGGCGACCATCGATCAGATCAAGCCGCTTCGCGATGCTCGCATACGCACGGCGATCACCGAGATGGCTCGCGAGGCAGGCGTCGTGATCCCGAGCAGCGTGTCCGCGATTCAGAAGTTTGACGATTACTACGAGAAGGCGAGCGCGCTATTTCATGTCGAGCAGAAGGAGTTCCCATCGTTCCTGCGCTCGATCAATCAGTTCCTTGTGGACCGCATGCCGGCAGACACGCGCGAGCAGGTGCGCAAATCGTTCTACAACACGATTCGTGAATCGTTTAAAGCCGGCACGTTGGCTGAAAACGATTTCACGCTGACGTCGGACGCTCCGGCGAAACCCTCCGCGAAGAACGTCAAAGACGCGGTGAACAAGATTTTCCTCATGAGCGATCTGGCAGCGTCTCCGCTTCGTGGCGCATCCAAGACGATGGCGGCGATGAATCAGAACGTCGCATGCCCGATGTTTGTTATCGGCAATAGCGCGTGCTGGATGAACGCGTGCTACCTCACCGCCATGGGCAAGTCTGCCGGCGGTCTCGCGTATTACGAGCACGCGATGTACACCGGCGAAATACTGCAGCTCCCCGATTGGGTTGTTGAGAAGCTGAATAAAACCGGCGGACTTCGACTGAACGGCGTTGGAGACTTCACGCAGGCGCAGGCGCTGCAGATGCGCGACATCGTCAAGGACGCTAAAGATCGCGGCTTGAACCTCAAGATCATCACCAAGCAAGCCGGCGTGGCCGATCTGCTGCAGGATATGAACGATGGCGTCGGCGGAGAGTCGATCGACGTTTCGCACGTAGTAGTCCAGCCGAGCATGGATTTCCTGTGGGTTCCTGTAAAGAACGATCTGATGGTGAAGGGCAACGGGTTGATGGACACCGTGTTCAAAGGCATGACGCTCACCGAAGCACTGGAGTCGCTCGACAACGCCGATCGCGACACAGCCGTGGCTGCGGCCATCGAAGAGTTTTACGGTCGAAAAGCAGAGCGCTCCGCGAAAGACGGAATCCTGCGTCGCAAGTACGGGTTCTCACTCGAGCAGGTTAATGAGATGCGCGCGAAGAATCCCAGCGTCAACGTCCTGCCGCGCTGGGTTGTGACCACGCCGCAAGAGATTGCCGACGCGGCTCTAATCGACGCTCCCATGATCTACACCGCCATGCACGGCAAGGTCGATGGCGACATGTACAGCGAGCGATCCGGCGGAGGCTTTGTCAACTTCGGAGACAATCGCCATCGCTTCATTTCTGGCGTGCTTGCCGGCAGCGCGCACAATTCATCGAGCGTGGCTAACGTGTATCGCGTGGTGAATGAATACATCTCCGCGAATTACACGCCCGAGCAGCAGGCGACGATCTACAAGAATCTCGAGCGCGGTCTATGCTGTCAGGAAAACGACAGCGAGCATGCCTGCGGGGATTGCGCGGCCCACTGCGCGATGCGACGTATGGCTGACGCGATGCAGCAGGAGGCGATGCTTTCGGCGGCGAAGCAGCATGCGGAAGCCAAGCAGCTCGGCGTCGACGGCGGCACTCGTCGCGACGTTCAGACAGCGGAAGAGCTTGCGAAGTCGGAAAAAGCCGCGCTGCCTGCGGCGAAGGTTGTCAAATCCAAAAAGCGCCTGCAACCCGCATCGCCCGAGCAAGACGCCGCGTATATGAGCGCAGTAAACGAAGGTCGCACAGCCGAAGCACAGCGCATGGTCGACGAAGCGGCGATGAACAATGGCTACAACATCGGCTACGTCTATCACGGCACGCGCGCGAAGTTCGACACGTTTGACAACGACAATCACCAGCCCGACGTCGGCGAAGAGCGCATTGGCGGACGCGAATTCTTTTTCACCGCCAGCGAGAAGTCCGCTCGCGAGTTCGCTGGTCCGAATGGCCGCGTCATCAAAGCGTACCTGCGCGCCGAGAATCTCAAGGACAGCACGTCGGGTTTGAATCTCGCCACGGCTGGAGTCGAAGGCGGAAACACGTCGGGCCGCACAATGCAGATGGTCGATCACGATCCGCGCACCGGCGTTACCGGCGCTCGTCGCGACTTCGCTGTGCTCGATCCGCGCCAGATCAAATACGCCGACGTCGTCACACGCGTGAATGGCGAGATCGTCCCGTTATCGCAGCGCTTCAATACGGATAGCGCCGATATGCGCTTTCAGCCCGTCTCCGAAAACGCCGACGACGTGTGGTCCTACCCTGCCGAGCAAAAGATTTCCTCGAAGGCGACTGCGATCAACGAGAAGAAAATCCCATCGCTATACTCGCGCGTGCTAGCGATGAACGGCTGGAAGCGTGGAACGATCAACGTCGACATCGGCGGCGGCTGGTACGACCACGTCACCGATTGGCTGGGCAAGATCGGCGTCACCAGTCATGTGTTCGATCCGTTCAATCGCACGCGCGAGCACAACGACGCGACGGTCGACGCGGTCGCCAACGGCAAGGCCGACACCGCGACTGTGTCCAACGTGCTCAACGTCGTCGCTGAAGCGTCGGCGCGCGACCGAATTATTCGTCAAGCCGCGAACGCGATCAAGCAGGACGGCGTCGCATACTTCACTGCGGGGTACAAGGTTGACAGCACCGGCGCTGGACGCGTCACGAAGCAGGGCTGGCAGAACAACCAAGGCCAGAAGATGTACGAGGACGAGATCAAGAAACACTTCGGCAACGTGACTGTGCGCGACGGTGTGATCATCGCTCGCGATCCGATCAAGTCGACGCCTCCCGATGGCGGCAAGCGCTTTCAACCCGTCGATGACGCGAAATACGACAAGGCGATGCGCGGCAATCCGATGATCCCGCCTCCGGGGCCGAAGACCGATCTCGACGCGTGGGCAAAGAAGCATCCTCGCGAGGCGTTGATCATGCGCAATCAAGTTCGCGTCGCCGCGCTCGAGGCTGGATACGACGCATCGAAGCCTGTGCAACACGGATCGACGCATAAGTTTACCGTGTTCGACATCACTAAGGCGTCACCCGAGGGCGATTGGGGCGCTGGGTTTTACTTCTCGAATACGCCGGCCGATGTGACGAAGAACTACGCGGGTATCGGGCCGGACTTGACGAACAAGATCGAAGCGCGTGTAGATCGCCTGTTGAGTGATGACGCGTTTGAAGAGGAGTTCTCGGCCAAGCAGGCGTCTGGCGATATCGCGCCAAACATGAACCTGCAGTCGTACGCGCGAAGCGTGGCGCAGTCGCAGCTCGTCGGCACATCGCCGAACGCCATCGAAGCGTATGTGAATCTCGCGAATCCCGTCGTGATTGGCGGAGATTCTCCGACGCGGTTCACATTCGAAGAGGCCGAAGAAGCGAGCGGTGATTTGTATCAAGAGCCCACCGGCACGCTGATCGACTTCGCGCACTGGTTGAAAGTCGCAGCCGCAGACCACAGCGCCGACGCTGACAACGCCGTCACCGCGATGTTCGACAAGGCGATGGGCAATGGCGGCATCACCGCTGAAGAGGCGACGCGTATCGCGAAGAGCGATGACGAGTTGAACAGCGCGTCGACCGACGATGGCGATATTGTGTCCAGCGAAATCGTGCGTCAAGCGCTTGAATTGAGCGGCTATGATGGCGTAATCGACTACACGGTAAACAGGAAATTTGGCAGCGAGAAGGTGCGCGTGGGTCTCGATGGAGTCACTAGAAAGATTCCCAACGCGATGCCCGGCATGACGCCAGACACGTATCACGTTGTCGCGTTCAGGCCGTCGCAAATCAAGTCGTCCGCGATCGCGACGTTCGACGACAAAGGCAAAGTGATCCCGCCGAGTCAGCGCTTCGATGCGTCGAAACATGATATTCGCTTTCAGCCAATCGGCGACGGCGCGGAAGTCGACAGCGAGCACGATGGCATCGCGTTCTCAGAGCTCAGTCCTGACGCGCAGGCGCGAACCATCGAGTCGTGGCGTCGCAGCATCGCCGATACGTCGCCCGAGCGTCGCCAGCAGATTCTATCCACCGGCGCGATGGGCAATCGTTTTCGTCGCGCTGGACAACGCGCGCAGAACTACGACGGCCGCGCGCTGCCGGCGGCTGACATGTTCCGCCTGTACGCTGGGCAAGCCGCGCAAAATCTCGTTCACGCGCCGGTCGTGCGTGCGTATCAAAACTGGGAAGACGACTACCACCGCATCATGTCGAATGTTCACGAGTCGCTGCGCAAGGTGAAAGACCTCGGGCCGCGAGAGCTAGAGCAGATGCAGTCGTGGGTGATGTGGCGTCAAAAGTTCGGCAACGAGACGATGGAAGCGCGCATCAAGCGCATGTACGAGGGCCGAGATCAGGTCGAGATGCTGGCTAAGTACTCCACGGCGAACCCGACGGCCGAGCAGAAGCAGGCTATCCGCGAGATTCAGACCATCTTGGCGACCGATCTTTTCCCTATCATCTCCCGCTCCTACAAGGCTGTGACAGGCGAAGAGTTGAAGATGGACATGAACCAAGGCGATGCTGGCTGGTTCCCATACGTGTTCTCCGAGAATGGCATCGACGACGTGGCGAATTTCCCGAACGAGTTCGATCAAAAGCTCAAGACGATTCTACGCGGCGAGACGCCCTCTGCGGCGGTCGGCGCTGGCGATCAAGGTCGCGTCACGGCCCCCGGCTCCACGGCTGTACACGGGCGAGTAGGCGGTGCCACAGACATGCCGCTGGACAATCTCAACGAGGCGGTCGATCGCTTCGTAAAGCAGTCGCTGTACGACGCGCATATCAATCCCGAAGTGCATAAGTGGAACAAGCTGCGCGGCGAGGCTGTCGCAGGCGTGCGCCCGATTGACCGCGCAATTGGCAGCGAGAACCGCAAGATGATCGACGATTACATGGACGTCGTCGCGCATAACGGTGGGTTCCGTGGTGCCGGCAAGGACATCAAAGTGTGGAACGCGATGCTGCGCAACTTCGCCGGATCGCAGATCGCGAGCTCGGTGTCCGCCGTGCTGTTCCAGCTCGAGCCGCTGATTATCGCGCACGGCGTGATCCGCTCGGGCATGGTCAACTCAGCCACAAAAGACGTCTTAACGAATTCAATCGCTCGTCAGTGGATGCACGAGGCGTCGGCCGAAGTGCGTCACCGCGTGACCGGAGTTGCCGACATTCAGGCGCAGCAGCACGACTACCTCACCGGCGGCAAGAAGGTGCTCGAGATGTCCAAGGAGGCCGCGATGTGGCCCCTGCTGTCGCTCGACAAAAAGGCGTTCGAGATCACATGGCTTGCAGCGGCGAAGCAATGGGGCAAAGACAACGGCGTTGAGATTAACTACAACGGAGACGCCGACCCGCGCATGGTGAAGTACGCAGACTCGATGGCGGTGGCTATCAACTCGTCGCCCAAGATCGTACACAAGCCTGTCGCGATGTCTACAGGCCTGACCGGTGTCAAGGGGCTCGACCAGAATCGCTGGTTGACCAAGGCGACAACGATGTTTTTGACGCCGTCGTTTTTCCAGCAGGCGCTAATCCGCGACAGGCTGGTTCACGGTGATGACAAAATGAAGTTCCTCGCCGCGTGGGCGATGGCCGTGATTTACGGTGTGATCGTTGGCGAGATACGCCGTCGCGTGTATCGCCAAGAGAAGTGGTGGAATAAAGACGCGCAACTGAAAGGCTCGAAGCAGTTAGCCATCGCTCGCAAACTCACGGGAAACGAGAACGCGGCTGTGGACGCGGTGTACTATGTCGACCAATTTAAATCACAGGCGCTGTCGTACTCGCCGCTCACGATGCCGATCAGTCTGCTGATGGGCGGAGGACGCGCTGGCATACCCATCGGGAATGCATTGCGCCAAGCCAAAGACGCAGCGACGGGGTTGTTCCGCGCAATCACCGACGGCAAAGACAAAATCGAAGTGTCCGAGCGTATTGGAGTGTTCGCGAGTCTTGCCGCGCAGATTGGGAAGGGTGTGCCATACGCTGGAACCGTCAGCCGCGAGTTGCGCAAGCTGATCAAAGACCAGACGAAAGCGAAGAAGGAAGCTGCGAAACCCGTGAAGGGCCTCGAGATGGATGGGTTGGACATGGACGGAATGGACGCGGAGTCGCTGCTCGAGTAGCAGTCGACCCCGCGCGTCGTCACATTGCCGCTTTGAACTTCACGCCGAACTTGTCGCGGAGCGCATTGCGCGTCTCCGCAATCACCTGCTCTTTGCTCTTCGGCTCGGCCGGCGCTGCCGGAGCCTGCACTGCTTTCTGCATTCCGCGAGAGATGATCGCCTGCCAATCTGCGCGGCAGTATCCCTTCTTGTACTTCTCGATCACGCCGAGGATGGCCAGCTTGGCCTCCTTGCGCGTCATCCCCATCGCGTTGATCTTGCGCTTGGCGAGAAACTCCATCTGGCCGACGGTCGGCTGCTGGTAATCGCCACGCTGCTTGAGCATCTCGATCTCGGGATTCGTGCGGAACGGGTTGATCTCCTTCATCGTGAATTCGCACTTCGCGATCACGCCCTCGCGCTTCTTGGCGCACTCCTTGAGCACTTTCGCTTGACGCTCAAGCTCGTCCTCGAGCAAGTCGGTCACAGTCACCGGCGTCTTGCGCTCCTCGGCGCGCTTCTTCGCTTTCTTGATGACATCGGCGTGCAGCGTTCCACCAAGGATGTCGATCGAGCTGATGATCGAGTGCTTCCCGCTGATCCCGACGTAGTCGATGATCTGGCAGTTAGGCTTGCACGACATCGCGATCGCATGCTTGCGCTCCTCGGCGCTGTTCCACCCGTCGACCAAGTCCTGCAGCGGACGCAGCACGCGGCCCATCATCTGCGTGTACAGGCCAGCGGACTTCGTCGGACGCGCCATGATCAAGTAGCGGATGTTCGCGTCGTCATAACCCTCTGTCGCGATGCCCACATTGCACAGCACCTGCACCTTGCCAGCCTTGTGCATGGCGAGGCGAGCGCGGCGGTCGTCGGGCGACGTGTCTGCGTCGATGTGGACCGCCATGCCGGGTCGATAGCGATTGAAAATCTCGCACATCAGCTCGGACTGCGGCACGCTGGCACAGAACGCGATCGCCTGCTCGGTGCCGATGAGCTCGATCGCAGACGACACGATCTCGTGAATCGGCTTTTCCTGCTCCATCACCTGCGCCAAACCCTTGATATCGAAGTCGCCCTTCACGGTTGCAATCTTCGAGAAGTCGAGCGACGTCACCTTGATGAAGTGCTGCTTCGGCGGCACGAGCCACCCATCATTCACCGCACTGAGGATGTCGTACTGATACGCCACGTCCTCGTACACGTTCGACATCGCTTTGCCGTCAAAACGGTTTGGCGTGGCCGTGAACCCGATGATCTTTAGGTTCGGATTCTGCTTGAAGTATTTGATGATCTTCAAGTACGACGGCGTGATCGTGCGATGAGCCTCGTCGATGATGAGGTAGTCGATATCCTCAGGCAGGAACTTCGTGAACCGGCCCCCGCCATCGCCGCCAGCGGCAAGCGTCTGTATCGTGGCTGAGATCACCTGCGGATACTTCGGTTGCGTGTCGAAGAAATCCATCTGCTGCTCGCAGTTCGGGTACAACTTGTTCTCGCCCATCTCAATGCCGACGGGTATGTCCGTGAACCGCGTGATGCTGTTGGCGTTCTGCCAGATCAACTCGCCACGATGCGCGCACACCAGCACGCGCTTCGGAGACACGCGCTGGCATGCGGCAGCGATGACAACAGTCTTGCCAGTGCCTGTCGGCATGACGACAAGAGACGACTGATGCGCTGCGAGAGACGCGAATATGCCTGCGTCTGCTTCATCTTGATAATTCCGTAGTACTAGCTTCGAGGCCATCTTCGATATCTCCGTATGACAGAATAGGTTTAATGCTCAGAATTGCCCAGCCATCCATGAGGCCCAACTGAGCGCCATGCAGGATGTGGGAGAGTCCTGCGCTGCAGGACTCTCCCCGTGAATATCTTGCGGTCGTCATCCCACTCTTTGAGCCACAGGACATCTCCGACCTTGTAGTCGCGATCGTTGAGCCGCAGCTCGAACGTCTTCACGCCATCCTCGACGGCGTCGAAGTGGACGGGAAGTATCTTCAGTTCGTGGCGCGTCGGCGCAAATTGCTCCTTCATTCGACACCCGCTTTCTCCTCAACCGTGCGCAGCTTCCAACGCACAGCGGTCTCTTCATCGACCTTGCCGCAGTCGACGATGCCTTTGCCGGCAATCATGCAGCCCTCTTCGACAGTGTGCAGCAGGCACCCGACACAGCACTCGGCAGGCTCGGACTCCAGCGTCAAAACGATAACACGATTCATGACTACCTCCCCCATTGTTTGATTGACATGTGTTTCTTCATCCGCTCTGCAGACCGCATCATCAAATACACTTCGCGAGATGCGCTCGGTATCGCAGCGCAGTTCTGGTGCAGCTTGAGAATGGCGACGTACACGGCGCGAAGCTGCTTGCGCTTCGCCTCGCGATACTGCCGGTACGTCATGCCCGTGCGCTGCAGCACGTAGCGCTCCTGCTCGGTTTTAGATGCTCTCACGTTTACTCTCCACGAATGATCACTGCGGCAGCTTTAACGTGCCAATCTTTCGGATCGTTGAACCGGTTGTGACTGCAATCATCCTTGACGTAAACCGGCAACCACGCCTGCGCCAGAGTCATGCAGCTTGCCTTCCTTTTGGCGATAATCACACGCCCCAATTTGTTTGATATCAGCATGGGTGTCCAACACGCCGACGCTCGCGGCTTCGCTAGCGCGATGTAGTACAACCTCTTCGGCGTCGTCTTCATATCATTGACTCCTCCGCGAGCAAAGCCTCGCGAGCCTTGATCGCATCGTTCGCGTCTTCCCACGCATCGCGCGGAATGAACGGCGCTCTTGAATACTTGTCGGGATACATGCAAGACGCGGTTCGCATCCGCATGTTTTCGATGCGCAGGTCGGCCAGCACATCGTTGAGAATCTCCTCCGCGTTCGCGCCCCACTCCATTCGCACAACCGACTCGATGTGTCCGATCGTTGGACGTGGCTGGAAGTGCGCCATCTCGGAGCTTCTCGCGTGCATGGCAAGCTCCAAGTGCATAGCCAGCATGGCATGCGCGGAGTACGCCTCGAAGCACGCGGCCGACGTGGTCTCGCTTGCGCCCAGCGCCCTGTACGGATGCAATCCGCATGCGGCGTTGAGCTTCACGCTTTCCACGACAGCGTCTTCAATCATCCTCAGAAGAGTCTTCGACCACTGGGAGAGCACGTCGTTTTTCATCTTGCACTTTCTTCGCCTTTTTCAAGAGGTGAATATTGGCTGTGTACATGGTGTTGAGCCAGATGCGCAAATCCTTATCGGACCTCGGAGGATGATTGGAAATATCCACGACCACATCGCGAGCAATGGCGGTCAAGCCAGACGCGGCGTCGATCCTGCTTATCGTACGATAGTCGGCATTGCGGTGCGTCTGGTGGATGTGGCACCCGTAACACAATGAGATGCCGTTGTCCACCAGCCACCGCGTTCGATTGCTGCAATGCTTCGACACCACCCAGTGGTGCGCGGACAGGCCGTCGGGCCTGCCGCACAGCGCACAGTGTGTATACTTGCCTCGCACGAGCAGCGACCATATCGTGTCGCACTTGCGCTTCAGCGTCGCCAGTGGTGGAAGTTTGTCCTTCATGTTAGAACGGGAGGTTGTCGTCGCGTTCTTTGACCGGTGCCGGCGCGGCCACCTTGATGCCCATCGCCTGCGCGATCTTCTTGCGCCACGCGTCCTTCGCGTCCTCGGGGATGTCGGCGTGCATGGCCGGCTTGAAGATCACCAGCTTGCTCTCGACTTTGTCCCTGTACTCCTCGTCCACGATCTTGACGTCGACCTCGACGCCCTGCATGGCCTGCCCCATGTCCATCAACTGCCACGGATCGCCGGTGAATCCGATGGCACCGTAGATCGCGATGAGGTTATCGATGTTCTTGGTGCAGACGGAGCCGTCCTTTTTAACGAGGTTGACGAACGTGCGCATATCGCGAGCAATTTCGTCGCCCACGATCACGTTGAAGTGCATCCATCCGCCGAGTCCGCCGGTCTTCGTTTCCTGAATGCTGAACTCGCCGGTTGAGTGCGCCTTGTACCAGTTCGGAACGATCATCATTTTTTCTGCCATACCACTATCCGCCTTTCTGCTTTTTGAGCGACTTCGAGTCTGCTCCACGTTTAACGTAATCCTTCGCTACCTGCATGACGATGGCCTCCGCCTCCTTGGAGGTACACATCTTCTTATCCTTCACCACCTGCACCAGCTCGCCGAACGTGAGCTTCACAGGCAGCTCGTCGCGCGAGATTTCGAACAACTGCATAACCGCTTCGACGTTGATCAGCGTGCGGTCTCCACGCTTCACGCACGACACGAAGCCGGTAGGAACCAGCCCAGCGTCGTTCATTGCGTTGGCCGTGAACTCCACGCTCTTTACCCACTCCTTGACCGCCTTGGCCATCCACAGCGCTTTACCCATGAGCGCAGGGTCCGTGATCAGCGACGGGTGCGATATCGACTTGTAGAACGCAGGCGTCAGCATCGAGCAGCGAGCCTGCACAATGCCGGTCGCCATGCCGAGAAGCGTTCCACACTCGCCGCGAATCTTGCAGTACTTGCACCACTCGTTGGCAACCTGCACCTTGTCGGCGCTGCGATACGCCGCGAGCACGCGCTGCAGGATGCCCTCGCACCACTCCAACGTGACGTCATTGACGACCTCGTGCTGGCTCGACCCGTACAGGATGTGCGTGACGATGCGCGGCGGCGTGACCATGTAGTGCTGACAGATGTTCAACACGTATCCAGCCAACTGCGCGGCGTATCTGATCTCGGTCTCGCACCCGCTCTTGTAGTCGAACACATGCAACGTGCCGTCGGGCATGAAGCAGAACGCATCGGGATATCCCGTGTACAACAGCGCGCCGGTGATCGGATCGTAATAGTCCAACTGCATCTCAATCGAGATGATCGATCCAGCGGCCTTCGTGATGATGTACTGCGCGGCCCACGCCACACCGTCGTCGAGGTTCACAACCGTCTCGCCAGTGAGCACCTTGGCCAGCACGTCGTGGTTGCTGGTGCCTTCCTGCGACTCTTCCGTGTCATCTCCCGACAGGAAGCAGTTGCACTCGAGCAACCCTCCCCATCGGGAGGGAGACATGGGATGATGAATCTTATCCATGACTCCCCCTCCGGTGGTTAGGCTTTGGCCTGCTGCTTTTTCCAAGCCGCGATCAGAGCCTTGCACGACACCGAGTTGGACTCGAGCCGCGTGAGGTCTTCCTGCGGAACGTCAGCCAGCGTCTGGCCTGCCTTGAGAACCTTCTTCTCCAGCAGGAACGCGGTCAGCACTTCGTCGGACTCGCCGATCGCTTCGCGCATGCTCGCCAGCGTGGCGACCTTCGGCGGCTCCTTCGGCGCGACGACGTTGTGCGCCGTGGCGTCGGGGTCTTTGCTCGCGCGCTCGCCGTCGATGATCGGGTCTTCCGTCGGGATCATGAACGCCTGCAGCAGCGCGTACTTGAGCGCGATCGAAGCGCACTTCGACATCGCCTTGTCGCCGCTGTCCATCGCTTCGCCGAACATGCCGATCGACACGAACGATCCGTCGGCGTGCGTCAGGTCGAAGCGGAACTCCTGCACGCAAGAGAACAGCAACCCGCCGCGATCCGTCTTGCGCTCGGTGCGTATCGGCTGGCCGACCACGTTCGGCACGACGAAGATATTGTTCTCGGCCATCACCTTGTGCAAGCTGTTCATCACGTCGTCGATGCCGCGAAACATGAACCCCTGCGCAGAGTTTTTCGTGAACTTCCCGATGAAGTCGATCGACTGCATCACCTTCACCATCGCGGGGTAGATACCCGCAACTGTCACTGCCGGCGCTTGCGTCTCCGGCACCACATCCGCACCTGCTTTAACCTTGCCCATACTGCCTCCTTGTTTATTTATCGTCACAGGAACAACCTACCAGATAAACGAAAGCGCGTCAATAGAAACACTCGTTTTTTCTTGACGCGCTTCGTCGCTTATTTACTTCGTCAGCACAGACTTCGCGTCTGCGATCTTGTCGCTCAACTCGCCAACCCTTTTACACATGCCGCGATACAGGCACTCCAACTCGGCGTGAGCCTGAAGGGCGGCATCGCGAGCGGTCCTCATGTCGTTTACCTGCTTCTCCGCAACGGCAACCTTTGACAAGGCGTCTTCCATTGCCGACTGCAGTGTGAAATGCACGGCCATCATCGGGCCGCGATCCTTTGCCGCGACAAGATCGGCGACGCGCTGTTTCAACTCATCACGCTCTTTCGCGATCGTCTCGCGACTCGCAACCACCTCGCGAATCTCGGCTTCGATGCGACTCATCATCACCGTGCGCGGCACCATATCGCTGACGCCGTAGTACAGGTCGTGCAGCTCGGCTTGCTGCGACGCGGCGACCGCGCTGAGACGCTTCACTTCAATCTCGGCGTTGATCGCGCGGCCCAAACATTCGTCACGCCTGCGGCACATATCATCGAAGTCGCGCGTCGCCTTGTCAAACGACTTCGCCGTCTCGGTCACTTGCGATTTCAGCTCGGGCATCACGCGCTGCTCGAGGTCAAAAATCCTGGCCTTGTACGATTTAATCACCTCTCTGGATTGATCCAGTTGGGCCAGATGCTCACCGTCGCGCTGCACTGAAGCCTTGAATGCGGCCTTGGCCTTTGCAAGCTCGTCCTTGAGTGCCTTATTCTCCGCCTCGCGATTATCGTTGATAGCGATGATGGACCGCATCTTTGTGCGCGATTCGTCCGCCTCTTTTTCAAGCACGCTCACTCGCTTCTTCGCGTCGTCGGCAACCTTCTGCCAATCGACGAACGACCACAGCGCGACGGGCGGAACGACGACGCGGCACATGCGACGCATGTAACCCGCCTCCGTGTTCGAGTCGTCAACCTTGAGCCCTGCACACTGGGCTACAAAGTTGATCATCGCGCGCTCGCCCTCCTCCTTGGTGTCGCGCCACTCGTATGCGGCATACGCGGCGAGGCACTTGTCAAACGCATCGGCGCGCTGCTTCTCGCAGTTCCACGGATACGATGGATTGCTCGCCAAGAACGATTCCACAACGCTCTTGATTTTGTCGGCCAGCTCTTGGAATTTGTCACGCACACTCATCACAGCACCTCCGTTTTTCTTGACTGAATTGTTTCACCACAGCACTTCTTAAACTTCACTCCTGAACCGCACGGACACTTGTCGTTGCGGCCAATCTTGGGCGACAGGCGTCGCACGGTGACGCCCCGCCTTCCGCCATACTTCGCCTTCTCCATGTTGAGGAACGCCTGTTCCTCGTATGTCGGCTTTCTCATTGCACACACCTCGCTGCTATGTACGACACTACAGCCATCATCACGCCGAGCTCGATGACGGACCAATCTCGCGGAGCGCACACCTCGCGCATGAACCACACGAGTTTTATCATGATACTCCTCCGATCGTCGACACCGCGTCCAGCGCCTTCTCGATGTTCCGCTCGGACTCGAGATAGTCGTTTGGATTCCATGCCCTGTCGTCGATGTACACGTTGGCCGGCGGCTTGAGCCGTATGGCCAGCGGATACGCGAGGTTGTTCGCGAGCATCCATGTGTACGTCGCCTCGGCCAGCCACGGGCCGCGCGCCGTGAACAGGAACACGCTGGCACCGGCGCGGTCGAGGCGCTTGATCAGCGCGACGAGGTCCGTGTTGATGCGCGGGTGCGGCTGGTCCGCTTCCCACAGCGTGCCGCAGCACAGCGTGTTGTCGATGTCCACCGCGACGATCTTGCCGCGCCAGTTCTTTTTACTTTCGCTCACTCTTCACCTCGCCCTCCGGTTCGACTTCGCGATCGAGGATGATCTCGAGCATCAACCCCTGCACATTGAAGAAGCACGCACACAGCGCGTCGATCAGCGTCACGCGCTTCTTCGTCTTGCGATCCAGCACGACGATGCCGCGCATGATTTTCCACACGTCGAACGTATGGCGCAGCAGGCTCTTGATGTACGCCTTGCGAGGCATGCCCTTCTGCCAGTTGTCCATCGTGCGGTTCTTGTTGTGCGCCAGCATGTACTCCGAGAACGCGTCGAGCACGATCGGCGACAGGCACGCTTCGTAATCGAGCTTGCCTTCGTCGCTGTCGCGGCACGCGCCGGACGCGAACGTGCGACCGTACGCACTGCGAGTCTCGCCGCACTGCTCCTTGCGCATCAGCGTCGGCACCAGCGCGGTGGACTCGCACGCCGCAGCGTCTACCGTCTTGAAGGTAACCCACGCCCAGCCGTCGCCATCCATGTGTGAATCGACGGTGGTGTGCAGCGCTCCCTTCGGAAGCGACCCGCCGCTCGTGGCGTTGTAATTAAACACGGACTTTTGGAAACCATCCCACTGATTGTCCGACCTGAATACGATGGTTTCGCCATCTCGATCCGCGCGCTCTCCCATGACGAACACCAAGTCGTCGGAGAACGACGCTTCTGGAACCGACGCGCTGTGAAGGTTTTCAAACCGAGACGGGAATTCGCCAGCGGCAAAGCAAAGAGCCCTGTGCGTTTGCTTTGTAAGCACGACATGCACTGCCCCGCAGACAACCCTGTACCTGTATTCCAACTGCCTTCTTTCTGCCATATGAATCTCCTTTCGTTTACTGAACGTTCCGCAACACTTGATCGCGATGCTTGCGACTCACGCCGCGCATCATCTTTCCGCAGTCCAGACACCGGTACGTGCCGAACACCGACACCGCCGTGCGGCTGGGCTTGTTGACCTTCTTCACCCGCGTTCCGCCACAGCACACGCAGTGCGTATCGCCGTCATCGAAACACAGCGCGAGGTTGGGATGCTTCTTATCCCACTGGCGGAAGCGCAAGTACACCTGCTCAAGCAGCTCGACGTCGCCGATGTTGTACTTGATCATCCGCCTCCACGCGTCGTGGTCGTCGGCCATGCACTTGGTCCACAGGCTGAACCCTTCGTGCTCGACCTTCTTGCCGATGCCGAGGTAGCGCGCAATCCCATCCAGTTTATTCGACGGGAAGTGAAACGCATCCTTCGCAATCCGCAGCGTGTCGATCGACTTGTATGGCGACGGCTGGCGAATGCCGTGCGTCATCCAGCGCGTGCGCAGAACCTTCTCGTCGAATCCCTGCCCGTAGTGGGCGACCACCACGTCGGCGCGATCGATCATGTTCCACATCGTCTGCACCAGACGCTTGTCGGTGCGCTCGCCCTCGCGACAGTCGAACGCGACCTTCGACGAGCCGAGCCACTTCGCCGCCCAGCTCAACACTTCGGACGTGCTGATCAGTTGCGACGGCGCGACGTTCACCTTCCAGCACGACCACACGTACGCCACGTTGGGCGACGTCTCGATGTCGAGCAGAAGCGTGTTCGCGCCGATGACCGGAGCGTCCTTCACTTCGACGCCCGTCGTCTGACGCGACATGCGCAGGTAACGCTCGATCGATGAATGCTTCAATCCCGACGACTTCGCCACGAGATCGACGCCGACCTCGCGCGCCTGTGCCGCCAACCCGTGTATCCTGTCACTCGCTATCATGCACTACCTCCCTTGTTTGTTATGGTTTTCCCACAGAATGGCATGGATGTCAACACCGTATCGACAAATCACACCGTTTTCAAATTGACCTGACACCATCAAGGCTCCGCTCCGACGACGGACACGGATGATGATCGGTTCGCGCAGACGCTCACTGCCACTCGCGAAGCGCTCGGGCTTCGATCATATAGAGTGTGCGATACGCGCTTGTCAATCATATTCGCTTGACTTTCTCAACGAAATGTTGTATAATTCCTTCATTATCAACGAGGTGAGTGGTGGCAAAAAGAATTAAAAAAGAAAAAGTTTTGATCCCCGAACTGTCGACCGCCGGTAACCCAGGATTTTTGCCGGCAGTAAAATCTGAGGTGGCCGTGACTGCCGCTCCATCCGAGCATGCCGCTTGGTTTGAGGCGCACAAGACCGAGCTCGCCGAAGACATACGCACGATGTACAAGGCGTGGGGCAACAAGACCAAGTACTCACAGCTCTTGCGCACCGCTGACAAGCTGGCGAGGCGCGTGGACATCGAGATTGGCGACGCAGAGAAGAAGGGCGACACGTACTGCCCAGAGGTTGGAGAGCGCATCGCCGCCATGATCGCCGTCGGCGGCACCTTCATCGACGTTGAGAAACTCACCGGCATCTCCATCTGGAAGATCATCCGCTGGCGTCTCAAGCACCACGACTTCCGCCGCCTGCTCGAGCGCGCATATGAGGAAAGCCCCGACATGCTGGTCGAGGAGTCGTTAAACGCTGTGCGATCCGCCCATGATATCTTCGCTCTCAAGAAGTCTGAGATACTCTCGAAGGTCACACAGTGGATCGCACAGCGCAGGAACCCATCGAAGTATGGCGACGTGCAGAAGCACGAAGTCAAATCGATGGCCGTTGTCATGGACTACCAGTACCGGCGTCCAGCACCGGCATCTTCGGCTGATAGGTGAGCTTGCGCATCGCGTCGCGCGGATCAACCCTGACCCCGCGCCCAGCGCCAATGAACGCGCCGATGATAAACGCGACCGCCGTTCCACACCCGAGCCATATCAGCGCCAGCCACATCATCTTTTCCCAAGCGCTCATCACGTCACCTCCCGCCTGAACACGTCGCACGATGCCGTCGTGTTGGGGTCCGTGAAGCCGTACACGCCCTCGCCCGTCGTCGGGATGATGGTTGTGTCAGGCTCCATGCTTTCGCGTATGTTGCGCGCCAGCTCTTCCAGCGCGAGGACGGCTTCGATGTCGGTCGCCGCCTTGATCTCCACGTTGATCATCGTCTTGATCATGCGTTCACCTGCGCTTCCGGTGCCGCCACTTCCACCTGCTCCACAAACGGGAGCG